CCCCCGAACCCCGTACCTCCGAACCCCTGAGGACCGCCGCGGCGGGCGAACGCCGGAGGACTCGAACCCCCGCGGCGGGCGAACCCCCGCACCCGAACCTGCCCGGACGCCGCACCCCGTACCTCGTGCGCGGAGTCGGCGAACCCGGGCCGCGAACCCCGACGGGAAAGCAGGGAGGGCGCACCCTCTTGGGGTACGCCCTCGACTCGAAGGAAGTGGTGGCTACCTGCTGGCCGCCCTCTCTGCGGCCCGCGTCTCCCGTTCCTTCTCGGCGCGCGCGACGTCGGCTTCCTGCTCCTCGCGTACGAGCTCCAGGTAGCGCTCTGGGAACTCGTCGGCGAGGCGGCGACGTGCCCGAGCTCGCGGGTTGGCCTCTGGCGGCAGGTGCCCACGCCGGGCGATGATCCCGGCCGTCACGTTGTGGAGCAGCTGAGCCTCGTGCTCCGCGTCCAGCCGGAACCGACGGAGGCGTTCCCGGTGGTGGTTTTTGCTCTCCCCGGCGGGCGCCGCAAGGTACTTGTCGGGGTTCTGAATGAGCTCGGCGACCAGCCGACGAGCCTTGCGGGCCAGCTCGGGAGACCGAACGGCGTATGCCGTGACGCGATCGTCCTCCGAGGACGCGATGAAGGCTGCCAGCTCCGCGGCGAACTCGCGGTTGGTGAGCTTGAGGAAGGCTGCGATCCTGCTCGCGACCGAGTCCGGGTCCGGCTCCGTCCAGCGGCTTTGGCGCGAGCCCGGTTCGTCCGGGCCGTTCTGCTGCGTTGCCGCCATGAAGGCTGGCCCTCCTGGAGTCGCTCGTGGCCGGTCGTTGCCGGCAGGACGTACGGGCTGAGGTGGCCACCCTGCGACCGATCCCCCCGTGGGCCGGATCATCCCGGGTAGCAGCCAGTACCCGGCCTGTCTTGGCTCACGCGCCCCCGCGCCAACGCTCCCTTCTCAACCCGGCGCGAGGCCGGGGAGGAAAAGAACCGCGGAGGGTGACTTCCTACTACGGTGAGATCGGCAGCACGGTGGCCACCTCAGTGCGGATGATACCCGCGCTGCGCCGCCTAGCGGCTACGCACCGGCCCTATCCGGCCGTTGGGGCGACTTTCGGACTCGTGGCGGACTCGATGGCCGGGGCGATCGTGCTTGGCTTCCAGACGAGGTCGTAGGCGCTCTGGGAGGCGGCCAGGACCGCGGCGAGCGTGCCGAGGGTCGGCAGACCCTGCTGAAACTGCTCCGGGCCGCCGATGGAGGCGACGGTCACGACGCCGGCGAACAGGGCCGTGACGACCGCGACGATCTTCTTCGTACGCACGGACCACTGTGGGCGCTGTACGACGGCAGTTAGCAGCGGGAGGAGAGCGCCGACGGCCGAGCCGGCGGCGATGGAGTCGAGCGTGGACATGGTGGTGATCCCGTCTGTCGGTGATGAGACGGCGGGACTGTGCACCCCGAGCGCTGCTTGCGTCCCGGGGCGCCGGTCACCGGTCGGTGGCCTCGATGTCCGCGGCGATCTCCTCCGGGGGCTCGGGGGCGGGCCGACCGAGCGCCTTCGCGACCAGGCCCCGAAGGTCGCGGATGTAGTCGAGGGCGGCGGCCTTCCACCGGCGGTCCTTGCGCTGCTCCTCCTGGAGCTGGCGCACCTCCCGGGTCAGCTCCAGCTGTCCGGCCTCCAGCATGGCCACGCGCTCCACGGTCTGCGCGTGCATCGTGCGCTCCTGGTCCAAGAGGACGCGCTGCTGGTCGAGCATGCCGCGCTGCTGATCGAGGAGCGAGCTGAATCCGGCGGTGACGGTCTTCATCGCCTCGACGTATGTCTGCCCCTCTGCGGCCTCGGCGCTGGCCTTGGCCGTGACGGCAGCCACGCGCTCGTCGGCGTCGCCTTTGCGCTTGACCTGCCGGTAGCTGAAGACGGCACCGATGGTGACGGCGAGGGCGCCGAAGGCGGGAGCGATGATCGGCGCCGCGGAAGTGAGCCAGTCCATGGCGCCTCCTCGTGATGGTTTGCTGGGCTGCGCGGGGCCGGGCCGAGTGGCTCCGGCCCCCGCGCGTCGTACGGTGCAGGCCGCGGCGGCTACCGTCTCGGGCTCGGCGGCCCGGACTACGGAGCCGGACTCGGGCTGACGCCGGCAGTGACGTTCCAGGCCCGGCGGACGGCGCTGAGGATCAGGTCGTCGGTGACTGCGGCCTGGGCGCTCTCCGCCGTGCCGGTGGACCCGGTTGCGGCTGCGGCTGCGACCTCGCTGTCGGTGGCGATCACCGGTGCGAGGCCCGGGGTGGTCCAGTCACCGGGATTGAGGACCTGCCGGGCGAGTGCCACACGCAAGGGGTTCCCAGGGGTGGCGGGGTCTTCTTCGAGGACGACGCGGGCCTCTCGGATGAAGGCGGCACGGACTCGGGCGGCGAACTTGGTGTCGCGCATCAGCTCGTGCTCGTTCAGCAGGGTGGATACGGGCATCGTGGCCTCCTGGGCTACTTGGTGTAGGTGACGCGAAGCTGGGGTGGGTAGTCCTCGCCGACGCCGCGGGCGCTGCCGTAGTAGGTCGAGCTGCTGTTGTTGGGGTCAAGGGCGATGCCGCGCCACGAGGTGGAGTCGAAGACGCTGGTGATGTCCACCCATTTCCCCTGGTTGCGGGCCCAGGAGATGGACGTGGCCTCGGAGTCGCAGGAGAAGGACCCGGGCCGTGAGCCGTGGCCGTGCGCCTTGATGACGGCCGTTCCACCCGTATTTGCGTACCAATGGTCGAAATAGAGATAAATCTCCGCTTTGTTGATCGTGGCTCCGGCCAGGTCTGAGCCGAGAGCCGCGGGGAAGCCCACCAAGGACGCCTGCATGCCGTTGGTGGAGCTGTAGTAGCCGCACATCATCTGGTTGCCGTAGTACGAGTTGTACGACCCGCGGTTGGCGTAGGAGCCCGACCAGGAGGCGGCGTAGGTCTTGGTGTACTGCTGCACGGGCGGTGTGGTGCTGCCGCCACCGGTGTTGAACTGGCCGGTTCCGCTGATCGCGGGCCCGATGTCCTCGACGTACATGAAGGCCGGGTAGTGGCCGGCGCCGAAGAGGCGCACGGTCTGGCCTGCGGGCCCGTTCTGTACCCAGAAGGAGGTGAGCAGGCGGCGCGTGCCAGCTCCGAAGGCCGAGCCCGCCTTGACCAGTTCCAGGCGGATGGGCTGCCACCCGCCGCCGACGGGGAAGATGCGGCTCTGGATCTGCGGCGAGCTGATGCTGGGGGTGCCGTTGCCGCCGTCCCGGAGAATCACCACGACTTCGCCGCCGGAGGTCGAGGCGTCGGCGTAGCAGTCGAGGACGACCCGGTACATCCGGGTGGGGTCGGCGGTGAAGGGGAGTTCGTAGAAGCCGTACTCGGTGGTCGCGCCGGTGACCGCGGTGCTCTGGAAGCCGACGGCGACGATGCCACGGGCGACGTCGGAGATGAGGTGGTTGAGCGAGTCCCCGCCGACGGTGAGGGTTCCAGCGACGGCGACGTCTCCGAAGCCAGCATTGCCCTTCTGGTCGATCGTGGCGACGGCCTGCCCGTTGCTGGAGAACGTGAGGTAGTTCGGACGGCCGGTGACGAGAGCCACGGCCTCCTCGCCGTCGCCGTTGTACAGGGTCAGGCCGAGCGGGGAGAGCTCCGCCCGCCCGCCGGCGTGGTCCGCCCCGATGACGTGGCGGGCCACCGCGTTGTCGTACGTGACCGCTCCGGCCGTGGAATCGACGGTGGAGATGGTGACCCGGGCGCGCACGGTGTTCAGGGGCGCCGCGTCGTCGGCGACCCCTTGGAGTCTCTGCCACGAGCCCTTGATGGCCTTCCCGGTCCCGGTTGTCACGGTGCTGTAGCCGAGGCTGGCGCCGGCAGAGTCCTCCCAGCGGGCGTAGATGCTGATGCGGTCGCCGTTCCAGTCGCTGGTGGCCAGGTAGTCGACGGCGAAGAACATCCGCTGACCAGGAACGGCCGGGGCCAAGGCGAGGGTGTGTGTGCGGGTGGTGGCGGTTGCAGCGGAGGCGTTTACCTGGATCGCGCGGGGCGAACCGTTCCCGGGAGTGACGGCCGCCCAGTACGTCAGGCCGGTAAGCCGCTGGTCGGTGACCGGGCCCTCAAACCCGGGGTCGGCGATGATGTTGCCGTCGGTGCCGAGCGAGAGCTTGTCCGCGGTGATGGACCCGGCCTTGAGGTGGTTGGTCTCGATCGCTCCGGCCTCGATCTTCGAGGCGGTGACGCTGTTGACGGCCAGCTTGTCGGCGGTGACCGACAGGGCGCTGAGCTTGTCCGTGGTGACGGCCAGGGCGGCGATCTTCTCCGCGGTGACGGCCAGGGCGACGAGCTTGTCCGAGGTGATGGAACCGGCCACGATCTTGGGCGCCGTCACAGCGCCGTCCGCGATCTGCACCCCGGCGATCACGGGCCTGCACACGGCGTTGTCCCACCAGACCGCCCCGGCCGTGCCGTTCGCCTCGACGCGGACGCGGCCCCGCCAGGCTCCGGCCGGGGCTGTGACGGTGGCGGACAGCCGCGTCCAGGCGTCCCGGACCGGGTTGGTGGCCGCGGCCTTGCCGAAGCCGAGGACGGTGGAGTCCGCGGCCTCCCAGCGGACGTGCATGTTGACCTCGGTGCCGGCCCACGCCGCCGGTACGAAGCTGTCCGCCGCGATGTAGAGCTGATCGCCCGGGGAGACGGGCAGCAGGCTCAGCTCCACCGCCCGCCAGGCGGCCGTGGCCGAAGTCGAGTCGATCTTCAGGCTGGACGACGAGCCGTTGCCGAAGGTCTTGTCCTGGGTCGCGAATGCGTTGAAGCGCTCGGCGACCGCCGCGGTGTACGCCCCCTCGAAGGAAGGGTCGGAGAGGATATTGGCGCCGCCGGCGATGGTCAGCTTGTCCGCGGTGATGGACCCGGCAGCGATCTCGATCGCGGTGACGGCGCCGGCCTGGATCTCGCGGGCGCCGATCGCGTCCGCGGCGATCTTGCCCGCGGTGACCGCGTCGGTGGCCAGTGCGGCGGTGGTGACGGACCCGACGACGAGGTTGGTGCTGTCGACCAGGCCGGTCTTCAGGGCCTCGATGGTGAAGGCGTCGACCTGCATCACGCTGGACGGGGTCGGGGCGGCGGCCGAGGTGTAGTTCAGCCACAGGTAGGGCGAGATGAAGCGGACGCCGTCGTGGACCAAGCCAGCCGCCCGGGGGTCGGGGTTCGGGCCGCCTGAGCCGCTTGCTCCCGGGGCGGCGCGGCCCTTGAGGTAGCCGACGACGGTCACCCAGCCGTCCGCCGTGGTGATGGGCTGGTTCGAGGCGGCGGCGTAGTAGTGGCTGCTGCCCGAGGGGTCGCCCGTGCGGTTGACGAACGTGGTCTTGTCCGCGGCCAGGCCGAGCGCGCCGACGTAGAAGGAGTCCGTGGCCGCGGGCGGGCCGGTCATGCGTACACGGGCGCTGATCCGGTAGAGCGTGCCGGGCTCGTACGGGATCACGGCGGTGCCGCGTGCCCGGACGAACCCGGTGGCCTGGCCGACGGTCCGGCCCGTGGGCGCGTCGGCTATGCCCGACAGGTGCTCCCAGGTGGCGCCGGTGCCGGTGGCCAGTACCTGCCAGGCGGCGGGATCGCCCATCGCGTCGACGTACCGCTGGGCCGCGGAGTCGGAGAGCGCGCCGCCGAGGGCGTTCATGCGGACGGCGCCGTTGGCGATCTTGTCGAGCGTCACGGCGGCTTTGGCGAGCTTGTCCTCCAGGACCGCGCCGGCCGCCAGGGCGGTGGAGCCGACCGCGCCGAGGGCGATCTTCGCCTCGGTGACCGCGTTCTGGGCCAGCTTGGTCTCGGTGACGATCCCGTCGATCAGGTCCTTCGGGACGGCCTGGCGGGGCGTTCCTTGCGTGGCGACCGACGGAGGGCCGGTGATTGCCGCGGTGTTCGCGCCCACAAGCCGGACCCACGCCGGGGCGTAGCCCTCGATCGCGATGGTGACGGTGCCGCCGAGGCGGGCGGTGATCGTGGCGACGAGGGTGGACAGCCCGGGGGTGAAGTCCGCGGCGGGCCCGACGTGGACCTGGATCAGCGAGAAGTCGGTGGGCGTGGTGTACGAGTCGTCCCAGAGCCCGTCCCACCCGACGAGCAGCCCGGCGAGTACGGGCTGCACGGTTGGGGCGGTCGGCGTCGGGGGTGGGGCCGTGTTGATCGGCACCAGGGCGACGCCACCGTCGGGCTGCACGCCGACGCTGCCCTTGCGCTGGCCATCGGCGTCGTAGATGTCGATGGACCCGCCCTCGATGGACGTGTACGACGCCTGCGTGGACCGCTCAAGGGCCTGGAGGCGCCGGTCGTAGTCCGCAAGGAGCTGAGCGACCTTCTCCGCGTCCGAGCCCGTGTCGAGGAAGTTGACCATCCGCGGAGGCTGTGCGGCCGGCGCCCCTTGCGTCCCGGGCACCGGGGCAGCGGGTGTTCCCACTGGGAACACCCGCGAGCCAGGTCAGTAGTGGAAGGAGTCGGACCGCTTCAACTTGAGGACGCACGTGCCGTCAGCGCTCACCTCGTCGCTCACGATCCGGTGCCACACGTCGACATCTCCGACCCAGGGAACGTGGACCTGGACGCGGATGTCGTCTCCCAACGCCCAGGAGCCGAACTCAGCGTTCCGATGGTCGATCACCTGGATCGCGGGAATCTGGAGGGCCTGGGTGCGCCCCGCGAGCTCGCGGTTGCCGCGCAGAGTCAGCGCCGCAGCCGACGACAGGGTCTTATCGGTGACGGTGGTGACCCGGCGGAGCCGGTTGCCCTCGTACCGGTGGACCTGGGCGCGGGCCATCTTCCTGCCCTCTCCCTTGCCCAGGACGATGACCTCGTTGGCGAAGTCGTCGCCCATGCCCTCCGGCTTCGCGATGGCGGCGAGGTTCTCGCCGTCCGCGAAGCGGAGGTCGGTCCGCTTCCGGCCAAGCCGCGGGGTGCCCAGTCGGATGCGGTGCTCGATCGCGTTGCCGCCGCCGCTCCACGCATGGGTCTCGATCCAGTCGAACGGGGCGTTGCGCGCCAACGTGTCGAGGACCTGCCCACAGTCCGGGTTGTTCCACCAGGCCAACTCCCACGGGTCGCTCCCGTCTTGCGCGCCGAGGAGTTCGCCGTGGTTGTGGCCGTCGATCTTCAGGCCGATGTTGCCGTAGGGGCGGCTCTGGACGTGCTCCCAGATCTTGCGGACCGCGTGGTAGGTGTCGAACCGCGGACCGCCGTACGGCTTGGGCGGTGGGGGGACCTTCACCTTGCCCTTCTGGCCGTCCACCCAGCCGTCATGATTTTTATCTTTTCCCTCATATGGGTCCTTTGGGGTGATGAGAGGGCCCGAGACCATGTAGTCCTCGTACGGGATGCCGTGGGGATAGCTGCTCAGCCCCTCGCACACCACCGTGGCCTTCGGCCCGTCGTACGACGTCTTGGTGACGATGCCGCCCCAGCGGATGTCCCCGTCCACCTCCAGGTAGACCTTGGTGCCCCACTCCTGAAGGATCGGTTCGCCGTCCGCCCCGAGCATCCGGGCGTACTCGGGCTCGATCGTCGCGGTCATCGAGCCAGGTCCGCTCAGGTCCCGTACCGGGTTGGAGGTGAGCGCGAAGGGGACGTCCCAGTCGAGGATGACCTCGGTGGGCAAGGCGCGCTGGGCGATGAACCGCCAGCCGGCCGGCATCAGGTCTCGTCCTCGTACGGGTCCTCAACCCACTCCACGTCGGCGATGGCGGTGGTGGCGACGTCGGCTTGAAGCACGCCGGGCTCGGAGGATTCGAGCCAGATCAGCGCGCTTAGCTCCTGCACGGTGCCCCGGTACGAACTCGGCAGGGCGCGCGTGTCCGCCGAGATCATGTGGATGCGCTCGGAGCGGTCCGAGGCTCCGGTGTCGATCTGGACGGACTGACCTTGGATGGAACTGCCGAGCTGCCAGGCGCTCGCGCACCAGATGCCCCCGTTGAGGACCTGGGTGCCGGCCACGTTCATCACGATCCGTGCCTTCGTGGCCCACGAGGGCACCTCCACTGACCAGCGGGCAGACGGCGGCCACTTCACCCAGGAGCCGCCGTTGCCGCCCCAGTTCTCGTCTCCCGACGGGGAAGCGGTATAGAGGCGGCGGTCGCGCCGCGGGCGGCCCATCTCCCGCAAGTCCTTGATCATCGCCTGAGTGATGCTGCTGGTGTTCGCGGGGATGTCGATCCGGGCCAAGGTGATGGCGCTGTCGTTCGGACGGACCTGTCTCACGGAGGTCGTGGTCTTCGGCACGTTGGAGATGACCCGCGTGTAGATGTAGGGGCCGACCTTCGGGTTCGACGGGTTCGCCCACGGCTCCCCGGCCGCGTACGGATTCTCGATGCGCGCGATGATCAGGTCGGAGCGAGCCGACACCCCGGTCGCGGCGATCGACACCTGGTCCGAGGTCGGCATGCGGCCGGCGTACGCCTGGTAGGAGGCTCCGGGCGCCCGGTTGAGGATGGCGCAGGCCCCCGTGGTGACCCGGATCGCGGCGGCCGGCGACGACAGGGCGCGCACCTGGAGGTCACCGGCCCCGACGATGCCCTCGGCACCGCCGAAGGCGCTGTATGCGAGGAGGCGGGCCACCTCCGAGCTGTGCTCGGCGCCGCCTTCGGTGAACCACGGAACGCTGTCCCAAGGCATTGAACTGATCCCTCCGCTGCTCTTGCGCTACGACGAGCGGGAGGTTGTAGGCGCCGTGGTGCTTGTGTCCCGGGCCGACGGTCAGAGGTAGGCGTAGGCGTCCCTCCACGCGACCGTCATGAAGGCGCTGCCGGTCGAGTCGATGCCGCGGAGTACGAAGTCCTGAGTGCCGAGCGGCAGCCTCAGCTCGGGCAGGAGCGGGGAGCTGCGGTAGAGGGAGCCCGCGACCGAGGCGTTGCCGTTGCGCAGCACCGTCCTGGCCCAGGGCCGCGGGTCGATGATCACCCGCTCGTTCTCGCCGAGGGAGAGGTCCAGGCTGACCTTCCACTTCCCCATCACCTCGCACACCGGCTGGCTGATCGGGCCGTAGATCGTGATGACGGGCCACGTCGGCTTCGTTCCGCCCACGGTCACCTGCCCCGGCGCCCGGGAGGTCGAGGTACCAGTCATGGTGAGCGGAGTCGTCAGCGGGCCGACAAGCCCCCGGTGGGGCGGCGGGACCAGGTCGACGCGCACGGTCTGCTCGACGTCGTCGTACGCCGTGTCATCCAGGCACGCGAAGGTCGCGACGACCGGGGTGTGGCCCTTGCGGGTCAGGCGCGAAGCCGCTGGCGCGAACTTCCTCGGGCGGCCGTAGAACCTGCGTGCCCGGCCGCCCTGGACGGTGCGCAGAACCGCGGGGGCGGCGAAGCGGCGGCGGATCGCTTCGGCGTCCCACGCCTGCTTCATCACCGACAGCGCCGCCAGGTTCTCGCGGTGCCGGGTGGCGTTCGTCATCCCGGCCCCCACCGTGTCCACGGCCAGCTCGAAGGTGACCGTGGCCGCCGGCTTGAAGTCCTGGCCGAAGCGGATGCCGTCCTGCCGGGGCATGGGAGTGTCGCCCGTGTCGGTGTCCCCGGTGCTGATCTCGTAGGGGTCCACGAGGAAGAACCCGCTCCGGACAGTCCCGAAGGTGAAGTTGGCCCCCGGGTAGATGCCGTTCGAGCCGTACGACAGGTTCCACTCGCCCTCATCCAACGTGGGCACCTCCTCGGCGGATGCGGCGCAGCTCGAAGAGGGCGTCGCCCAGTGCTTCGCTCGGGCTCATCGGGGCGCCGGTCATGGTCAGGTTCAGGTCGCCGCCGACGAGCGCAGGGGTGTTCCCACTGGGAACAGTCGCCCGGCGGGCGGCAGAGGTCCGGGTGGAGCTGCTGTGCATGGAGACCGCGCCCTGGGCGTACTGGCGCAGCGCGCCGTTGGCGAAGTACACGACTCGGCCGCCGAACATGCGGGCGACCTCGTCGAGGATGGCCGCGCTGCGTTTCCGCTTGTTGGGAGCGAGGGGGATGTACGCCTCGCCGCCGGTTTCGGGCTCTGCCCACAGCCGCCACTCACCGGGTCGGGCGATCTGTGCGATGTGCCGCTCGGCGCCGTTCGCGAACGCCTTGATGCGCTCGGTGGCGCGGTGGATGCCGCCGTTGGCGAAGCGCACGATGCCGCCGTCGGCCTGCGGCGAGACGTAGGGCTGGCCGACGGTCGAGTACTTGATGGTGACGTTGACGGTCTTGCCGGTCAGGGAGTTGATGCTGCCCTGGATCGACTGGACTTGGCTGATGGCTGTGCCGGTCGGGGCGGTGATCTCGACCTTCTTGCTGTCCTTGAGGTCGCGGATCTTGAAGCCGAGGTTCTCCAGCTCCTGGCGCGCCAGGGCGGTGGGCGCGTCGACCTCGATGGTCTTGCCCTTCATGCCGGCGACCTGGTTCTGCACGTTCGTGAGGTCGGTCGTGGCCTGCTGCACGAGGGTCTGCACGGTGACCGTCTTGCTGCCGGGGGTGGCGGCCAGGTCGCCGACGAGGGCGCCGAGGTTCGCGCGCGCCGAGTCGGTCGGGGCGGAGATGGTGACCTGCTTGCCGCCGGGCAGCATCTGGACCTGGAAGCCGAGGTTCTGCAAGGCGGTGACGGCAGCGCCGGTGGGCGCGTCGACCGTGATGGTCTCGTTCTTGGGCAGGTTGAGGAGCTTGGTGGACAGGCTGAGGAGGTCGGCGGTCACCTTCTCCATGCCGTTGGACTGGAGCAGCACGGAGACCGAGGAGGGGATGAGGCCCATCTGGTTCGCCAGGCCGGCGGCCTGGTCCTTGGTCAGGCCCAGGTCCATGCCGTACTGGATCGCGGCATCGCGCGCCTTCTGCACCTCGGCCTCGGCCTTCTTCATCGCCTCGGGGAGGGTGATGTCGTTGGCGCGGGCCATCTCGAAGGCGGCGTTGGCTGCGCCCAGGGAGGAGTCCCGCAGCTCGGTCAGGTGGGAGTTGTAGTCCTGGCCGGCGCGGGTCACGGTGCGCAGGGAGCCGTCCTGGTTGATCAGCTCGGCGTTGGCGTCCTTCAGCTTGTCGGTGTTGTTGGCGATGGCGTCGTTCACCGAGAGGACCGCGGCGTTGACCCGGGTCTGGGCGTCGTGGAAGGACTGGGTGCCGCCGGTCAAGGCGTCGAGGGCGACCTTGAGCTTGTTCACCCGGTCGTCGGCGGTCGCGGTCGAGCTCGACATCCCTTCGACTGCCGTCTTGAGCCGGGAGAACGAGTCGGTGCCCTTGTTCCCGACGTCGTTCATCGCCGCGGCGCCCTCCTTGGCGTCCCGCATGCTCGTCTTCAGCTCGCCGTTGAGGCTCTTCAGCGCGTCGGCCGCCTGGCGGTACTTCGTTGATTCCGGGCCGTCGCCCTTCACCCAGACGTCGCGGCCCTTCTCGATGTACTGCTGCTTGGCGTCGGCGAGCTTCCGGAGCTTGCCCTCCAGGTCGTCCAGGCCCTTGCCCTGGTCGAGGTAGGCGTTCGTCAGATCCGTCAGGCCCACGCCGACGTCGCGGAGCTTGTCCACGAGCTTGGTCTTCCCGTCACCGAGCTTGGACTCCTGGAGCAGCTGCACCGCCTGGGCGCGCACGTTGGCGTCGATGGCGCCGTTGGAGTCGCGCAGGGCCTGCGTGAGGGAGCTGATCCGGTTCTGCTGCTGCTCGGCCGCCCGCGCGGCCTTCTCGTGCTGGTTCGCGAGCAGGCCGATGCCGATGGTGATGGCGGCGATGGCCGCGCCCCACGGGCCGCCCAGGGCTCCCATGAGGCCGGTCATCGCGCCGCCCATGACGCGGGCGGCGCCCTGGACGCCGCGCATCGCCCCGGACAGGCGGCCTCCGCCGGCCGCCGCGGTCGTGTAGGCGGTGCCCATCCGCTGCCACAGGGTGGTCTGCGTGGCTGCGCCGGCCGCCGTGGTCGTGGAGATGGTGCCCACGTTGCGGATAGACGTGCCGAGGCCGGTGAGCAGGTTCGCGACACCGCTGACCACCCGGAAGGCGAGGATCGCTCCGAGGAAGACGCCAATCGCGGTTCCGGCGCCGGGCACCACGTTCAGCAGGCCGTTGACGATGTTGAGCAGGCCGTTCAGTGAGCCCAGGATGACGCCGAGCCCGGACCCGGCCGACGACAAGGATGCGAAGAGGCTGGCGATGTTGGAGATCAGCCCGATGATCGCCGGACCGATCGTTCCGCCGATGGCGTCCAGGAAGCGCCCGACGGCGGGCATCAGCTCGGTCCGGATCTGGACGATGAGGTCCCGGATGCCGTTGTCCTTGGACATCCGGCCCAGCCCGCGGACGAAGTCTCCGACGAGCTTGTTCAGCTCGTGGAAGGTGGGGGCCGCGTCGCTGAAGAACTTCTTCATCGACTTCTGGCCCTCACCGGAGTTGGCCCAGCGGTTGAACCGCAGCATGGACGCTTCGAGCCCGGTAAGCAGGGCGTTGCCGGTGTCCATTCCGGCGCGCGCGACCCCGGCCAGCCCCTTGCCGAGGTTCAGGGTCGTACGGCCGAGGAGCTTGGCCTTCTCGGCGGCGTGGTCGAAGAAGCGCGCCAGCGATCCGGTTTCGCGGCCGGCCTGCGCCGAAGCACGAATCCACCGCGTGAACCGCTCGCCGCCTTCGGCTACCCGCTCAACGAACGGGCCGGAGGCGACCAAGAAGTGCCCCGTGGCCGCGGCGAGGTTGGCGACGCCGTCGCTGACGTTGCCGATGACCTTGGAGTTGGACGCGGCGACCGTCTTGAAGTCCTTGGCGAACGGCCCGCTGCGCATCGCCTGGGCGCCCCGCTTCGCCAGGTTGCCCATCTGGCCGGCGGCGTCCCCGAGCGAGTCCCGAAGGAGCGGCAGGACGGCCGAGGAAAGCGGCTCGATCTCGTCCTTGACCTGCGAGAAGAACCGTTCCTGCACCGACTGGCGCATCTTGCGCCACTCACCGCTCAGGCTGGCGACCGTCTTCACCGTCGCGCGGGCCGACGTCGACAAGCCTTGAAGGGACCGATCGAGGGCGGCCTGCTGCGCCTTGGTGAGCTTGGTGCCGTCGGCGAGCTGGCTCTGCGCCTTGAGGGTCTGTTTCAGGGCCTCCCCGAAGCCGCCGAAGGCGACCTTGGTGGCGATGGCCGCCGTGCCCGTCGCGGCGATCAGACCCGGGAGGGCGCCGAGGACACCGACGGCGGGCGCCGCCGCGCCGACCATCGCGGTCAGTCCCGCGGCGTACTGGGTGATCGCGGCGATGGCCGGTTGGGCCAGCGAGACGATCGCCCCCAGGGCCAGCGAGCGGAACATGCCGCGGCGGCCCCGGCCCCGTCCCGGCATGTTGAACTGCACCGGCACGTTGACCGGTGTCTCGTCCGCCTCGCTCTGGGCGCGCCTGAACAGCCGACGGATGCGGTCGAGCAGGCCGCCCCCGCCGCCTTCCTCGTCGTCCGGCCGTACCGGCACGCGGATGTCGCTGTCCGCAGCGCGGCGGGCGACCTCGTCCAACTCGCCGCGAAGACCGTCGTGATCGACGCGAACCTTCACCTTGGCGGTGAGGCCCTTCGACGCCTCCTTGACCGCGTTCTTCAGCCGCCGGCGCAGACCCTTGTCGTCTACCTCGATCTTGACCTTCGCGGCCAGGCCCTCGGCGGCCGTCTCCACCTTCGTCCGGAGCTCGCGGGCGAACCCGTCGAGCACCGAGACGACCGTGACTTCGAGGCGGCCGGCCTGCAAACCCTCAGACATCGGGGCGAACCATTCCTCTCCGGGCGGCAGCCGCGAGCATCTTGCGGTGCCCGTTCATGGGGGCGGGCTGCTGCGCCGGTTCGGTGTTCCCGGTGGGAACAGCCGCGGCCGTGTCGTACGGGCGGTTGATCGTCCGAGGTGCTTCACGGCGCCGGTCAGCGGCGATCAGTGAGACTTCCTCGATGAGCTGCACCAACAGCTCGGTGTGCACCGTCCAGCCGTTGATCGGCGAGGACGCGACCCGGGACTGCTCGGGCAGGCCGTCGAGGAGGACGATCAGTCGGCGGAGGCCGATGAACCCCGGCTGTCCGGGGCGGAGCCAGACGCCTCGGGCGTCGAGCTGGTGATATCGGGAGAGGTCGGATTCGACGTCGGCCCACCGCTCGCGGAGGAGCCGGCCGAACTGTAGAGCTTTCCCAGGTCCACCCCGTAGATGGCGACGAGGCGCTTGGACAGGCGGACGTAGTCCCCGATGGACGGGCGGGCTGAGGCGAAGGCGGCGAACGCGTCGTCGCCGAGCAGGGCGCGGTAGATGTCCTTCACCGCGGCGACGAACCGCATCGGCAGGGACGGCCGCCGGAAGAGCAGGTCGATGATCTCGCCGGTCGTCGTGGTGCCCTGGACGTTGACGATGTCGCCGAGGATGCCCATCAGGTCCAGCTCAGGCGAGAAGAGCGGATCGAGCGCGTCCGCCGGTACCTCGGCCGGGAAGATGAACTGCTCACCGCGCAGCTGCACGGGGATGCCGTTCGGGTACTGCACCTCGCGGCGCTCGGCGTCGAGGTCGATGGCGAAACTCATGGGGGTGGTCCTCCCGGTGGGTGACGAAGCCCCGGGAAGGTAGGAAGTCCGCCTTGCTTGCGTCTCGGGCTGCCGGGCACCGCCCGCGAGCCGGGCCCTTGCAATCAACCTTGATACCCAGGGTCCGGCTCCAGAGCTGTTCCCAGTGGGAACACCGTGGGTGCGCAAAACGCGCATGTGTCACCAGCCCCCTGGGGGCTGACGGCTAGTCTCTATCTCGCACCTATCGTCCGAGCATCGGAGACGCATTCATGAAGCCACTCAAGGGCGCGCCCCAGAACCGGAGGGGGGCAGGCGTAGGCGGCCAGGGAACCGCCCCGGCAAGTCCGAAGCCCTCCCAGGAGTTCTACAGCCGCCTGGAAGAGGACGGTGCCGCGCTCGAAATCGCGCTTTCGGACATCTCGCCGAACCCCTTCAACGACCTCCGCTCGATGGGCGACTTGGACAGCCTTGCCCGGAGTATCAAGGAAGACGGACTCCTCCAAGACATCGTGGTCATGCACACCACGGAGTTCGCCAAGGTCTGGCCGGAACAGGCCGAGAGCATCACCACCAAGTACGTCATCGCCTTTGGAGAGCGCAGGTGGCGCGCCACAGCCAAGGCGGAGCTGTCCAAGATCCGCGCCGTCCTGAACAACTCGGTGGCAGAGAAGATCCGAAGGGTCCTGCTCATCGAGAACCTCCAGCGCGTCGGATACACGCCGATGGAGGAGGCCCGGAACTACCACCGCCTGAACACCGAAGAGGGACTTTCCTACCGGGAAATCTCGGAGGCCATCAAGGTTGCCATCTCGCAGGTGAGCCGCCGGATGAAGCTGCTGAACCTCCCGGAGGAACTCCAGCTCCAGGTCGACGCCGGCGAGCTCGCCGCGTCCAACGCCACCCAGCTCCTCGACAACCTGGAGACGCCGGAGGAACGGGAGGCGGCCTGGCGCCTCATGAGCGATCCTGAGCGATCCCTCACGGTCAAGGCGGCCATCCAAGCCATCACCTCCGGTTACACACCCGACGGTCACGTTGTCCAGGTTGCACCGGATCGCGAGGCGGCCGACGTTCCCGAGCAGCGGTCCGAGACCGCGGCGGGTACGCAGCGTGCTGCTGCCGATGCAGCCGGGGAGGAGGAACCGCAGTCCACGCAGGGGCAGGACGCGGACGGCACCGGTGAAGCACCGAAGCAGCCGGCGCCGCGAAAGACGGCCAGCGCACCGGCCCCCGTCATTTCGGCCGCCGATCGCTCCGCCCGGGAGCGGAACAACGCCGCAGCAGACCGGACCGAGGCATGCCTGCACCTGATCCGCAGCGGATTCACCCCGGACGACAAGCAGCTTGCCGCCCTGTTCGCGCGCACCCTCCTCTCGCCGATCCAGCAGGGGCCGGCCAAGACTCGGGGCCACGCGTGGCTCCGCGAAGCCGGTCGTGAAGTTCTTGGGGTGAGCGATAGCGACAGCTACTTCCAGGCCGTACTCTCATCCGGCAACGACGGGCTGATCCAGCTCGCGACCTTCGTGACGGCTCTCGCGGCGAGCGAGATCCGGGCCAAGGACAACCGTCGGCAGTGGGACCGCAACGATGCCGCGCACGTCGAGCTCCTGATCCAGGCTGCTGGCTACCGGCCGCAGACCCAGTGGGAACGCGACCAGCTCGACAAGTTCTCCGTGGCGTACCCGACCGACGAAGCCGCCGACATGGCCTCTGTCTGAACCTGACTGGAGCACACTTTGTCCTCGAAAACCCTGCCCCGGCGCAACCTGCGCCCCCACGGCCGCAACTGGCCCCTCATCATCGCCGCGCTCATCATCTCGGGCGGCAGTGCGAAGACCACGACCATCAGCATCCTGGCCACCATCTTGGCTCTTCGCGGCTACAAGGTGCGGGTCTTCGACTTCGACCAGCAGCGAAACCTGAGCCACATCCTCTGCGCCAAGCATCTGGACGACGCTCAGTTCCCGACGATCTGGGACCTGATCCGGGACGAGGCCAGCCTCGAAGAGGCCAGTGTGCCCGCGCGGTTCCGCGTGGGCGACGGCTGGGACGACGACGCCTTCGCAGAGATCCCCAACCTCATGCTCGTTCGCGGCTCCCGGCACGTGAAGAACTTCGACACCGAGGCTGCGGTCGCACCCGAGCGCATGCTTGTGGGCTGGTTCGAGAAGGTTTGCCGGGAGTACGACGGCGAAGACGACGTGTGGCTGCTCGACCTGCCGGCGAGCCTGAGCAAGCTGACCGTCTCCGCGCTGCTCCCGCTGACGGAGGACGACGAGGTCCTGCCGCCCGTCCTCGTCACCAACAAGGAGGAGGAAGACCTCGGCTACACCTTCGAGGAGTTGGCCGAGATGGTGGAGAACATGACCACCCGCAGCCGACGGCCGGCGCCGACGATCAAGAACATCGTGATGTGCTCGACCCCGACCTCGCAGAAGAAGGGCATCGAGTACGCCGAGACGGTCGAGGCCATCGAGCGGCAGTACGGCGAGAACTTCAGCCTGCACAAGATCCGGTACACGGACGTCATCCCGCGACAGCACCGGTTGCAGGCGACGGTCCCCGCCTTCGCCCCGTCCTCGGCGCCGATGGAGGACTACAAGAAGCTGGCGACCGCGCTGGGCTTCAACGACCTCGAACCCGCGTAGGGTCGCTAGGCGACAGCGAAGGCCCGTACTGTCCGTGGAAGTCCTCAGCTCCCGCGCCCGGTACGGGCCTTCTGTCGTACCTGCTCAGACTACGCGGCGTTCGCGAAGGCCGGGTCGTTGGTGATCAGGTACCAGGCGTCCGCGTCGTCACCACCCTGGACGGCCAGGCGCAGCGGCAACACGGCCTCCTTCGACTTCTGGAGGTCGGTCTGCACGCCCTCCATCTGCATCGCGCGCGGGATGACGTACCGGTACACCTTCTCGCCGTCGATGACCTCGATGCAGCCGGCGACCTCCGACCGGCCACCGATCCGCGGCGGCGCGAACTTGTAGTGCTTGGCCCCGGCCGCGCCTCCGGTCGGGGTGATCTCGGTGATCGTGCCGCCGCCGAAGACGGCCTTGAAGTTCTTCGAGTTCCACTGCTGGAGATCGACCTCGATGGTGGCGCTGTCCGAGGTCTGGAAGGTGCGGGAGGGGAAGTCGGTCTGGGCGCTCTTGACCTGTTCGAACTGCGGCTCCTCGTTGAACTTCAAGGAGTCCTCGGTCGTCAGGCCAACCGAGTACCAGCCCGACGGCATCGCCACGGTGGCATCAGCAGGTGCTGTGGTGCCCACCGGCGCGAGCCAGATGCGGGTACGTGCGGGAACGACGATCTGTGTGGCGTTGGTGATCTCGCCAGCCATGGCGGTGTGCTCCTCGTGGCCAGGGGATAAGGCCGGGCCACGATGGGGAGGGCGTCCGTCTACCGTCCCGGGCTCACATCGGGCGTGGGCACGGGAGGAGCGCGGGCCGGCTGCGGGCGTCGGCGAGGAGGCGGCCGACGCGGGCTCGCTGAGCGTGTTGTTCGATCTCGGCCCAGGTGCTCAGGCACGGCTTCGGGAGGAAGTAGTCGGCGGGCACGTACGCCCGCAGCAGCCGAACCGGTCGGGTGACGCTGGTCGCTGCCGGCCACTCCCACTGCCCGGCCTCCGGGGTGCTGTTCGGTCCGTTGTCGAGTTGGACGTCGGTGACGGTGCCGACTGTCGTCCAGGCGTCGCCGTCATCCGGGTGGGTGCCGACAGGAGCGAGGGACACGGTGGCGTGGCCGGTGAAGTTCACGTGGTCTCCGGGTTGGGGTGGAGGGAGACGAGCAGGCCCATGACCCATCGGGGCTGGCCGGTCTCCAGAGGGGATTCGATCAGGGCGCCCGAGGGGCGCACCCCGCTGACGACGGGGTGCCCGCCGGCAGTCGGCGCGGAGGGGAGTTCGGCGGCGGCCACGGCGCAGATCTTGAGGATGCGGCCGAGGGCAGCCGGGCCCGGCCAGCCACCAGGGTCGCCGTACACCTCCAAGGTCACCTCGGGCTCGGTGAGCCACGTCAGATCGCCCAGGCTGCCGCCGGGGCCGAGGGCGACGCGGAGGTGTGGCCACGGAGCCTCTCGGGCGCCGGAGACGCGGCCGGGCCCGCCAAGCACCTCAGTCACCTTGGGGTGCTTGGCGAGCCACGCGAGGACAACGGCCACCGGGTCAGCGTCCGCGATGGCGTAGGCGTCGCTCATCGTCAGCCGCGCCCGCGGGCGAGGTAGCCGTTGCCGCGGAGCTGGCGGGCGTAGTCGGGGGACAGGAGAGCGGTCTCGCCCGGCAGGCAGTCGCGACCGCCGATCCGAAGGTGGTGGGCGAAGGTCACCTTCTCCGGCGCCTGGCCGTCGCGGAGAGGCGGGCCGAGAACGGGCTCGGCCGCCGTGGTGGCCTCGATCTCCGCCTCGGTGGTCGGGGTGCTGGTCTTCCTGGTGTTCGTCATGGGGCCGAACAGTGCAGGAGCAGACGGCTTGTGTCGCGTGGTGTCCCCAGTGGTGTTCCCAGTGGGAACAGTCAGTGCCGGGCGGCCACGGCCGCGGCGGCGCGGGCCATGTAGTAGGCGCCCTTCGCCTCCAGGTTGCCGGGGTAGACGGTGCCGATCTCGGCGGGGATCACCCACTCGCCGACAGCGACGACCTTCACGGTGACGGTGCTTCCGGTGACGACCGGCGGCCGGGTGTTGATGTGCCGCGAGATGCCGTCCGGGATCGTGCGGGCGTGGCACCGGCAGTTCTTCAGGTTGGCGACGGCCCGCGATGACTCGTCTCGGGGCGCCTTCATGTAGGTAAGCGGGCCGACGCCGCGGTGGTCGCGGTCCCACTGCATTGAGTTGATCTTGAAGCGGAGGTTGGCGGGTACCTCTTGCCCGTGCGCGGCGATGTGTGTGGGGCGGACCTTGTCGTCAGCGACCGTCACCCACTTCTTGGTGGGGGGCGCGAAGACCTTCGCCTGCCGCTCCACCTCGCGCGCGATCTCGTAGATCTTCGGCGCGATGAGTGCGGCCAGCTTCTCCTCCAAACCCGGTTCGACGTGGAACTTGGCCATCAGGGGACCTCCGGCGGGTTGAGGGTGGCGACCACGGCGATGTAGTCGGCGGCGCCGTAGCCGGGGACCTGCTTGAGCAGTGCGGACACGACGGTCCAGATGCGGGTGCCATCGCCGAGGACGTCGCCCGCTTCGAGCGGCCAGGCGGCCGGGTCGACGCGCAGCGTCCACGATCCGTCCGCCTGCTCGTTCGCGGCGCCCGGCCACGCTCCGCGGGCTGCCGGCCGGGCGTCCGGCGGGGGAGGAACGGGCACCCCGTGGGCATCCCGGCCCCACGGGTGCGCGAGGACGTACGCGGTGACGACCCGGTCGGGCAGCAGAACGGCCATGGTCACCTCACCACCGGCTGTACCGGCGACCGCGGCCGTACGGCCAGGCCACGGCCGGCGCGCCGACGATCGGGCGGTACAGCCGCTTCTTGTACCCGGCCAGCGAATCCAGGGCGGGCAGTGCACCGGCCTGCCCGGCCACGGGGGCCGTGTCGTAGCTGATCGACTGGCCTTCCGCTGAGACGGACGTGACCCTCCGCTCGCTGTTCGCGCCGGGCTTGTTCCGGATCGTCTCGGCGGCGTGCGCCAGGACGTACCGCACGATGGGCTCCTCCTGCGCTGCGTGAAGACCGATCAGAAGCCGTACGTCGTACCGGCCGTCGGCCGCCGGGGCGTAGGAGAGCACGGTGGTGATGTCGTCGTAGGAGGCGGCGGGCCACGCTCGGGCATCCGAGAGGGCGTAGCCGAAGAGCGGAAGGACGGACCGCAGACGCTCCGGCCGGGGGATGATCGGGCGCCCGAGGTAGCCGGAGACGTCGGCCTGCGCCTTCGCGATGTCGGTGCGGAACGCCTCGCGCTGCGCTGCGGTCAGGGGCAGAGGCACGCCCAGCTCGTCGGCCACCTGCTCCGGGGAGACGAGCAGGCCGCCACCGGTAGGGAGATCGAGCCGGACGGTCCGGTCGGTGACGGGCGGCGCGCCCTGGGCGGGGATGAAGGAGGCCACACCCCAGTACCGGCCGTCGGGCAGTCCGTCCGGCAGCGCAAAGGCGTACGAGCCGTCCGCAAGGCGGGACACGCCTGTCGACACGGCCGTCGGTGCCCCCTCGCGCTCGGGCCCGGGGTACAGCACGAGGCTGACGACTTGGCCTCCGTCGGACTCGGGATCGCACACGAGGCCGGCGTGAACCGGCTGGTAGGTGTAGGTGCCCATGGGGCCCCCTTTCAGGCGGGCATCGCGGCGCGAAGGAAGCCGAGGATGCGACGGGCGAGGTAGATGTGGCCGGCGTCCGTGGCGTGGACGCCGTCGCTGCCGATGTAGAGGTCCGCGTTGCCGTCGGCCTGGAGCGCCCCCGTGTTGCCGGTGCCGGTGATCCACGGGCCGTGGGTGGCCACGAGGGTGCCCGAGGCGTCGTAGATCTGGCCGGTCTGTGGGGAGACGAAGGGGAAGCGGGCGTTCGCTGCTGCGGTGCGCAGCGTGTTGGTCGTGTTGACGAGGGACGCCGCAGGGTTGCCGGTGGGGGACCAGCAGCCGATGACGAAGACCTGGCAGCGCGGCAGCGCGGTTTTGATGCGGTCGAACAGGGTGGCCGCTGCCGCAGCGATCTGGGCCTGGTTGGAGGAAGCGTCGTTGTAGCCGCCCCAGATCACGAGCCGATCCGGCGCCCAGGGGATCACGTCCACCTCGGCGCGGGTGCCGAAGTTGGCGAACGTGCCCGCGGCCACGTAGCCCGTGCTGCCGCGGCTCTCGCGCCAGACGTCGGTACAGCCGAGCATCCGGCCCACGCGGTCGACCCACGTTCCGCATCCGGCGCCCGCGTTGTGGGCCGAGCCGTCGGACAGGGAGTCTCCGAGGACCATGAACCGGCCGCCCTGGAGCGGCACCTCCCACATGTTGGCGGTGGGCGGAAGGTAGATCCCGCCGAAGGGCATGGTCGCGAAGTCGAACCGCAGCCGCCGAGGAGCGGCACTGCCGAAGTCGATGGTCAGCAGGTGGGAGAGGCCCTGGCCAGCGACTGCCCCACCAGAGGGCTGCATCAGGTCGGTCACCTTCCGACCGTCGATGGACAGCCGGAACATCGTGGACGGGGAGATGTGCTTGAAGCGCAGCTGGAGCACCTGGCTGTCGGTGGCGAACTCGCACGACCAGTTGCCTTGGCCGGACGTGTACGTGTTCGGGAACCTCGACAGCGGCAGCACGTAGGTGTTGTCCGGGGTGCCGACGCCGATGGCGAAGTTCCCGGCGCCGGCCCAGGTGAAGGTGCCGCGGCGGTCGGTGCCGGCGAGGGCGACGGGCGCCGGGGCGTACTTGATGTGCCCAGGGGTGGGGGTGCTGGTCTGGGCGGCGCTGATGGTGGGCGGGGGCCCGGCGTGGACCGCGTCCGCGGTGACGGGGTCCGGCAGGTCGCGGACCCGCCAGGTGGTCACGGGCCCGAGGGGCAGGCTGGACTGGGGCCAGCCGGAAGCCGTCTTGGGGCCGTAGAGCAGCCACCCGTCGGTCTTGGTGGTGTCGATCCAGTAGTCGCCTGCGGCACCCTCCGCCATGGTGGGCTTCGCGGGTCCGGACAGGATGCTGGCCCCGGGCGCTCCCTTGACCGGCACGTAGTTGAGCTGGGCAGGGTCGGCGGGCAACAGCTTGGTGATGTCGACCTCGGTGACCGAGGAGGAGAGTGCCACGGAGCCGGTGCGGGCGGTGCCGTCGTCCAGGACGACGGTGACGGTGTACACCCAGCCGGTGGGGTCCATACCCGGGTTGTCCGTCGCCACGAGCAGCAGCGAGAACTCGCCGTTGTGGTCGAGGTCGGCGGTGGCCCGGCCGGCGATGACCGTGAGCGCTTGCTCCAGCTCGACCATGACCGGCGCCTGGAACGTGACCGTGCCCTGATAGGGGGTTCCGTCCGGGCGCCGGAAGCGCCCGGTGACCCGTACGGCTGCGATGCCTGAGGGGATCGTCATGTGCCCGCCCCCTCAGCCGTCGGGCCGACGGGCCGCGGGGCCGTCGTGTGGGTGTACACCGCCACCGGGCTCCCTACTCCGACGCCGGGGTCGGGCTGAGCTGGTCGCGCAGCCTGGCGACGACGCGGGCGGCCTGGCCGCGCTTCAGCTCGGCACCGATCGGGACGAGCAGGCGGGTGGTGGGCGTCCGGTACGCCCCCAGGCCCACGTGCTCGATGAGGCGGACGGTGCAGCGCAGCGTGCTGCCGTGGGGCATCACGGGCACGAACACGCTGTCCGGGTCGGCGGGCGGCTCCCCGGTGGCGTCGTCCACGATGCGGTCGCCGAGCTCGGCCGGCAGCAGCTGCTGCGCGGTGGTCAGCGGGTCGCGCTCGGGAAGGGGCTCGGGTTCCGCGGGCGGTTCGAGCGGAGCGACGTCCGGGATCTTCGTCTCCGCGGGAGCGGGGACGGCCTTGTTCTCGGGGGCCTCGGCGGTCTCGTCGGTGACCGGGATGATCTCGGGTGTCGGCTCGGCGTCGTCCGAGGTGGTCTTGCGGGTGCGGGGCGGCACAGTTCCTCCTGCCATCTGGGGGCGTGGGCGGAGACTGTGGACCGGCGAGGAGGCTTAGGTCGCGCCGTTGCCGCCCGCTCGGGCAGCAACGGCGCGCGGCGCTGCGGATCAGGCGTAGGTGAAGCCCGCGGTCTTGGTGACGGCGCCGGCCTCGTCGCCGACGACGACGTTCACGGCCCCGGCCGTGGCCGCCGGGGTGGTGACCTGAAGGCGGCCGGACGAGAGCACCTTGAGACCGGTTCCGGCGGTGGCGCCGAACTTGACGTCGGCCACCCCGTCCAGGTTCGACCCGGTGATGGTGACGACGGTGCCGCCGGCGACCGGCCCGGTGGCCGGAGTCACCGAGGCGATCGTCGCCGGGGGAAAGAGCGCGTCAATCTGCGACTGTCGCAGGATCGCGCCCGCCTTGAACTTCAGGGTCTTGATCGACCCCTCGGGTACGGAGTCCCGGCTGTCGTTGGGGCGGGTGCCCTCGTCGTGCGTACGCGTCGCGTACACGTCCGCGGTGACCTTCAGCAGGGGGTCGCTGACGGCGCTGGCGGGGAAGCCGGCCTTCGTGATTCGAGTGCCAGCCGCGTTGTACAGGCCCATGGGGTTCGCTCCTTCTCGGTGTTCGGGTGGGCAGGTTGGCGGACGGGAACGGCTTGGGTCGCGGTCACAGGATGCGGAGGTCGTCCCAGCCGTCTGCGGTGACGGAGAAGACGAGCAGGCCCGGCTGGGACACCTCTCCGGAGCGCATGGCGTACCAGTCACTGCCGTTGTCGAGGGTGGGGGCCTGCACCCACAGCCGTCCGGCGCCGAGCTGCTGGGCGCGGAAGTGGTGGAAGTGGCCGGAGACCAGGATCTTCGCGTCGGCGATCGGCTGGCGGCCGAAGGTCTGCCCCCGCCACCAGTCCGCGGCCTTCTCCGGGCGGGCGTACTGATGGCCGTGATTCAGGCCCACGATCGTCCCGGCCATGTCGAGGGAGACGGTGTCACGCCACGGTTCCGGGGTGACGAAGGAGACGTGCCCGTAGGCGTCAGCGTTCCTGGCGTAGGCGTCTGCGATCTGCGACATGACTTCGATGCCCCAGTCGTCCTCCGGCGGGCCGACGGCGTCCTTACCGCGGCGCACCCTGGCGTGGTTGCTGCCGCAGGTCGCCGCGACGACGCGGGGGAAGGCCGTGGCAAGCCGATCGAGGCCCTCGAAGGTGAGGCGCCGGTGGACGCGAACCTGCTGCGTGAGGGTCAAGTCGTTGGTGAACGCCTGGCTGGCGACGTTCTCGAACCCTTCCACGCAGTCGCCGGCGTCGAGCCAGTACGCCGAGTCCGGAGCACGTCCGATCTTGGCCAGGTCGCGAAGGTGGTCATCCAGGCGGTCGAACCGCTCGGCGACCCGGCCGACGAGCTCCTTCGTGCCGCCGTCCCTGCCCACCTTCCCGGCCTGCGGGTCGGCGTACACGACCGCGAGGGCGCGAGCTGACTGCTCTGGGGAAGTGCGTGGCTGGCGACGGCGCCGCATCACGTCACGGACCAAGGTGTTGAGGTCGTCGGCGGAGGCCCAGCCAGGAACCGTGGGTTCGATGAGGAAGCGGCAGCGCCACACGGGCCGGGTGACGGCGTCCTCGCCCTGGGCGTCACGGTGCCACGCGGCCGGGTCGTGGCGCGCCTCCACCAGGCGGACCCGGTAGCCGTCCGGTACGGCCAGGCCCAGGGCCTCGACGCGGGCCCGCCATCCGGTCTCGTCCTGGGGTGGGGCGTCGGCGGCCGGGGCGGTGACGAGCATGCTGCCGCCGGGCTCGTAGCGGATACCGGGCTCCCAGCCCTTCGGTGCCGTCGAGGCAGGGCGGGTGGTCTCCGGCGGTGCGCTCTGCCCTGGGGAGGCGGGCGCGAGCAGGGCGTTGAGATCGTCGGTGAGGCTCATCGCGGGCACCTGCATCCGTTGGAGCCGCCTCGGCGTCGGTGCCGGGCAACTGCGGGAGCCTGCACACGGTGGCCGCTGCCGGTCAGGACGTCGGCGATCTGGGTGGAAGAGATCCCCGGGTTATCGAGCACTTCGCGGACCTTCCGGGTGGTGTCCGCGTCGAGCGTGTCGAGAATCGTGCCGACCGTGCACCGGGGCCCACGCGGGCCGGCCGGGGCTTCGACGAGTTGGGTGAGGGCCGTGATCAGCCCGCTGGTGTCTGCCACGGCAGTCCTCGCTCTCTGCAATGGGGGCGGGGCCGGACCGTACGGCCCGGCCCCGCTTTGTGTCTGCGCTCAGGGCGGCGGTCAGACCGTGGGGGTGGTCCAGTTGCCGATCACGAACGACTCAGGCCGGCTGACCTCCAGGGCCAGGCGCTCGTCGGCGCGGAAAGTCAAGACGCCGCGCTCGAAGTTGTCCGAGTTCTCACTCGATACGGTGACGGAGACGTTCTCTCGGTCGTACAGCTGGGCGCCCATTCCGAACGCGCCGAGCAGGTACTGGCCATCCGGCATCGCCGTGGTCTCGACCACGTTGATCCGCCAGACCTTCTTCTGCGCGCCGACGGCGACCTGGAGTGCCACCCGGAAGGCTCCCTGGTCGTCGGTCTCGACCTCGACCTCCTCCCACATGGTCGGGGAGAGGACGACGCCCGTCGGCTCGTACTCGGCCAGGAGGGCCTTGGTCATGGCCCGGCGCATCTGGATCGAGTACTTGTCGGTGCTCTTGCCGGTGTAGGTCTGGACACCGGGGGTGTTGAAAAGCCCGGTGATGGAGGTGCCGTCGCCGCCGACGCTGTGCAGCAGGTCGTAGTCCTCGGCAAACTTGATGCCCTCGATGAGCCGGGAGTTGATGAACTGCTTGAGGCGCGGCTCGTCGCTGAGGATGTTCTTGTGGCCGTCGATCATGTGCGCGATCTCGGCGATCGGGAAGGCCACGGGCTCCAGCTTCAGCTTCGAGCGCGGGGCCCGGCCGAACACGTCGCTGTCCAGCCCCGTCGGCGCGGACACGCCGTCGGCGGCCCTGCGCTCCGCGACCTGCGCCGCGTTGTTGACCCAGCCGGTCTCGCGGATGCCCAGGAGCACCGCGTTCTTCGTCTTGGCGGAGGGGAAGAGGTCGCGGATGTGCCACTTCCGGCGCTGGGCCTCGGTGATGCCGAGGTCCTGGACGCCGCCGAGGGCCTGGTGGGTGTGGGTGCCGGCGGAGAGCGAGAAGATCGACTTGCCCTCCATCTCGGCGCGGATGAAGGGGCGGTCCTTGAAGTCGGCGGCTGCGGCCCGCTTGTACGCCTCGGACTCCACGAACATGTCGCCGAGGCTCTTGGCCTCCATTGAGCCGCCGCGCGATCCGTAGAACGCCGCGGCGGCCGAACCGCCGTCAGGGGCATCGAGGAAGCCGATCAGGTTGTCGGCGCCCTGGGCGGCATCGAGAAGGCCCTTGATCTCCTGGGCGTCCTTGACGGCCTTGACATACGCGTTGCGCTGCTCGGTGGAGACGACGAAGGCGCCGTTCTCCTCCTTGAAGGTGCCGGCGATGCGCTCGGCCTCCGCCGACTTCTCGGCGAGCTGCGACTTCAGGGACCGGATGAGGCTCTGGTCGGTGGCGGTAGCCATGGTGGGGATGCACTCTCCTGTGCTGGACGGGCGATGGCGTGCGTCGCTCGCCCGGCCAGCACCGGGACGCCTCAACGCGAGGCGCATGGAATGGGAGCCGCAGGGCTACCGTCTCGGGCTCCCGGGCACGGAAGTCGCGTGCGCCCAGGAGCCCGTGGTTTTCGCAGGTCAAAGAGTTAGCGCGGCCAGCATCGCCTTCACTTCGTCGGCGTCGAGGCGGACTTGCTCGTCCTCCTGGTCGTCCTCGGCGGGCACCGTCTCGGTGTTGGCTCCGCCGGTGTTCCCAGTGGGAACAGGCGCGGTGCCGGTCCCGCCCGCAGCCTCGCCCGGGGTCTCCTCGGTCCCGCCGGTCGGCTCGTCGTCCTCGTCCCAGCCGTCGGTGATCTCGTAGTCGTCGTCCCAGAGGTTCAGGGACGAGCCGGCCGGGACGTTGCTGCGGTCGCTCATGGGGAGACCCTTCTTCGCAAGGCTGGTGAGCAGGTTCGTGATGGTGGGGTTGAGGTGCTGGAGGTGTTCCGCCTGTGCGCCGGATACCTCGATCAGCGCGGTGGCGTCCTGGAGGGCGACGGCGGTGGGCCGCACGAACCGCGCGTCGATCGCCTCGTCTCCCTCGACTGCGTGGGAGTCACCAGTGACCGGTAGCGCCACCGTGGTGAGCTCGACGGGCGTGGGGGTGCCGAGGTCGACTTCGCGGCCGACCACGTTGTAGGGGATGGCGTACGTCGTCGTCTGGTCGACTCCGGAGTGCTGCGAGACGATGACGTGATCCGGGTAGGTCGCCTCGACCGCCACGAAGCAGTCCTCGCCGTCGGACGCCAGGAGTGCGCGGGCGGCGTCTCCGAGCCGAGCCCGGAGCTGTTCGTAGGAGACGGGCATCGGTGTGTGCATCGGGTTCTCCGGAAGCGGTTGGGCGGACTTGGCTTCGAGGACGACCTGTGCGGCCGACTTCTGCTCGGCTGCATGGGTCGCCGGGTAGATGCCGAGCGCGTCGTGGTGGCGCAGGTTGCAGTAGCCCTTGGCGTCGTCGGGGGACATGTGCTTCGAGGCGATGGCGACGCACCGGTCGAAGTCGCCGGGCGATCCCCACGTGATCTGTGCCGCTCCCTCGCCTTCGGCGTACCACTGCCGCAGGTGTTCGGCGTTCCCGCGGTTCGCGTCCGGGCCGGCGGACTTGGCCTCCACCACGATCTGGGCCGCGGACTTCGATTCCACGAGGGCCGGAGGTGGTTGCGGCGCGGGTGCGGCGGCTGGCTCGCCCAACGGGACGAACTTCGTGTCGCCGCCGCGGACGACTGAGACTTGGTCGAAGGTGACCGGCGTGGCCGGGACCGGGGCGACGTCCGGAAGGGCGTAGCCGAGGGTGACGTGAGGGGTGAAGCCGTGCTCGGCCCGCAGCTTGTCGGAGTACGCGGAGGTGCCTAGAGCATCCACGATGCTCTGGCGGAGTTCGGCCAGGCCGGGCACGTCCACCGGCACCCAGGTCGGTTCGCCCTCTCCGGTGTCCGGGAAGCGGCCTATTCCGCCGATGGTCCCCTGGAGCCGTTCACGGCCGGAGACGGCCGGCGCGATGATGTCGCGGAGGTCATCGGGGTGCCCGCCGAGGGCTGCTGCGTCGCCCAGGTAGGCGAGGGTGATGTGCAGGTGCTCAGCCGGAGTTCCCTCCGGGTGAGCGATCCCGGCGGCGACATCGGCAGGAAGGCGCAGCGCGATCATCGCGCCCCGTCCGGTCTGAGCCTCGGCGGCCTTCAGCTCCACGGCGGACCACGTCGCCTTCCGCTCCAGCTCGTCTGTGCTGGTGCGGGCGGCAGCCTTGACCTCCAGCGAGCGCGTCATCGGGTGTGCGCCGTGCAGGACCGGACTGATCTCGTACAGGTCGAGATCGTGAATCACGCGCACGCCGTCGTGCCGCTTGGATGCTCCGCCCGCGACGACCTTGTAGCCGATGGAGAAGGCAGCCTCGCCGTTCTCGTGCCACTGCTTGACCTGCTCGTAGGTGTCCCGACCCCGCGTCGTCCGGAGGTTGTACTGCACGGTCGCCACCAGAGCCCCGGCCTCGCGCGGCCAGACCGCGCCGCCGGGGATCGAGAGGAAGCGGCGGTCGCCGGGCCTCCACTCCTCCACGTCCACGACGGTGCCCACGGGGTCCTTCCACTCGTGGTGCCACGCCGCCTTCACCCGACGGGTGGCGAGGGTCCGGGAGAAGGCCCCCGGGACGATGAGGTCCTGCACCTCGTCCACCACGCCGGTCACGGCATAGATGGCGCGGACGATCCCCCTGCTCTGCGCGGGGCGTCGGGACGGTGAGTTGGGCGACGGCGGCGTACGGGGCACGGCTTGTTCCTCCTGGCGGGCTTCTCGGCGGCCCGCACCGTGCCCCTGCGCGAGGGCTTGTGTCCCGTGCTCTTCGGCCCGAGGGCGTTCGCGCACGGTCAGCTCCAGGGGAGCTTGTTCTTCTTGCCCTGGCCGTCGGCCGGCTCCTCCTCGTCTTCCTCGTCCTCCGCAGCGGCGTCCTCTTCGGTGCTCTCTTCCTCGGCCGCAGCCGCGGCCGGCTCTTCAGCAGCGGCCTCGCCGGCCACCGGTACGACCTCATCGGCGGTCCCGAACTCCAGCGGGGGAGCGCCATCGACAGGGGAGGGAGCGGGGGCGGCACCTGGAACTGTCGGCGGCTGTTCGCCTTCAACCGGGCCAGCGCCCTGCTCGCCAGCAGCGCCGCCCGTACCACCGGTCTGCGCCATGGCGGCGTCGTCCACGTCGATGGCCCAGGCGTCCGGATCTGAGTACCGCCAGACCTGGCCGGTCTCGTCGCGAACCCACCCGGTGAGGGTGCCGTCCTCAGCCTTGTCGAGCCACGCCTGTTCGCCCTCCTGACCCGAGAAGGCGGCGAACGCCTGCGCGGGATCGGTCTCGTCCCCCTCGTCGTACAGGTCACCAGCCCACGGCCGTGCGTCATCCTGCTGCGGAGGCTCAGGCTCGGGCGGCGTCTCGATCGGCTCCTCGGGTGCCAGGTCGTCGGGCTGGGGCAGCTTCTTCACGGCGTATGCGTAGTCCACGGCGCGGAGCGTCTGAGGGCGGATGCCCTTACGTCTCGGGCCGATCCACTGCCGCGGTGGCCGACCGGTCGCTACCCTCGACGCATGACGGTGTTGACGGTGAACATGGACGACGCCCTCGCGGGAGAGGTCGAAGAGCAGGCCAAACGGCACGGGCTGCCCGTGCCCGACTACGTGACGGCTGTGCTGCGCGCCGCCCAGACGCCTGGCGGCCGTGACCGCGAAGTCCTGGCCCTGGAGCTCGCCCGAGGCTCGTACGAGCAGTGGAACACCGCTGGCCGCCCGGAGACCGACGCGATGACGATGGACGAGGTCTTCGGCCGGTGACCGCTGTTCCCGCACGGTTCGCGGCCAACGTCGGCCGGACGATCCGTGACCTGCCTGTGCCTGAGCGCGAGGAGCTCCACGAGGCAGTCCTTCGAGCCTGCTCCGATCCGTGGTCGTGGCCACAGGCCGACAAGTACGAGATGGACGACTCGGTGCGCGTCATAACGACGCGCACCGCCATCGTCCACTACGTGATCCTGCCCGGCCCCGACGCCCATCTGTGGGTTTTCGCGATCACGGTCTGACGTCCACCACGACCGTGTGCTGCCGCAGCAGGGCGACCACGGCCGCGGTGTCCGCACCCGTCAGGGCGCGCCGCGGCCCGAGCGGGCCGAGCAGCACCGGCCGCCCGCTGTACTGGTCGACCAAGGCCCGCACGCGGCGGGAGCCGGTCACCGGCCGGTCTTCGCGACCGGTGACCTCCACGTCGTAGGCGGCGCCGTCGTCCAGCGTCCCCGTCACCCTCATCCTGTCCTCCTCCTACCGGGTCGCGAGCAGTCCGAGGAGGAAAGCCCGCAGGTCGTCGTCCTCGTACCAGTCGCCGGAGAACAGCGTCGACAGCCCCATGGGCACGATGCCGCCGGTGTCGCCCTGCCCGGCACGGCCGCGGAAGAGCCGGGCGAGGAGCCGGTCCAAGCTGGTGCGGCGCCGGGCTCCGGTCCGTCCCGTGTGGGTCCGGGTGAAGTGGAACGCCTCCTGGGCCGCCAGCAGATCGGGGTAGTGCTGCTGAAGGTGCGCGAGAAGTGCGTACGCCGCCGTCCCCTGACCGCCGTCGCCCAGGTCCGCGACCGTCGCGGTCCGGCTTTCCGGGTCGTAGGCGCCGGCATCACCGTCACGAGCCGCGATGAACCGGGCCTCGGTCGGCGACAGCCAGTCCCGGGGCACGAACTGGGCGACGCCCGTCAGCGCGCGCACGGCGTCCGGGGAGCTGTCCGGGGTGGTGACCAGCGTGGCGCTGGTACCGGGCCCCATCTCCCGCACCTCGGCGAGGCTGTCCCGCACAGCGCCGGGAAGCGCTGCTGTGTACGCCTGCCGAAGCCGGGCGGCTTCCTGCCGTGCGGCCTGCGCCTCCACGCGGGCCGCGGCGATCTCCAGGTCAGCGTCCGGAGCTCCACCAGCGGCTGCCGCTTCGAGATCGCGCAGTCGGCGCTCGGCGTCAGCGGCGTAGGTGGAGGCGTGGCGAACGGTGCCGTGCGGATCGTCCCCGAGTTCGGGTGCGGCGGCAGAGAGCCGGGTCACCACATCCGTGTCCACGTCCTGGCCGGCGGCGCGGACGGCTGCCAGGTGCCGCAGGGCCTGCGGGCCGGGGCCACCGTCCACCGCACGGTCCATCGTCCAGCGCACGCCATCCTGCACAGGCGGGAGCTGTCCGGCGGCCAGCGAGGACCGGTTGGTCGGCCGGTACCAGCGGGCCCGGCGGGAGACCTGCCCGAAGCGGCCCGGAGCGGGGAGCAGCCGCGCCCAGTGCGCAATCCGATCGCTGAGCGGCAGGCCGTCAGCCTGCTCCGGAAGGTCTGCGGCGGCGGCCAGGCGGCGCAGGCGCCGAGTCTCAGGCCACGACCGGATGCGCTGCATGAGGCTGCGGCGGAACCGGGCGATGCGCTCGCGCATCCGGCGCAGGCCCTCCCGGCTGCGCTGCCACATCCGGGCCAGGGCCTTCAGGAACGCAGCGACCAGCGCGATGACCTTGCGCGCCAGCATGACGAGGCCGGCGAGGATGTGCGCGATCACACCCGGGCGGCGGCCCTCGGGCACGCCGGCCGCGATCCGCCGTGCGGTGCCCTCTCGGGCGGCGGCCATGCGCTCGGCGAGCTGCGCCACGATCGCGGCGCGCCGCTCCTCGGTAAGGGGGCCGCCGTCGGCCGCCGCCTGAAGTGCTTCGCGTACGGCGTCGTCCGTGTGCTGGGCCACGGCGTGGTCCACGTGGCTGCCGTCGGCCGCAGGCTCGGTGCCGTCCGGCCGGTTGCGCAGGGCCTCGGGGATCAGCCGGAGCAGGTCCGCCGCCCGACGGGCGGTGTCTTCCTCCGCCTCGCCGTCGAGCGGTTCGAGGTCGTCCACCGTACGCAGGGCCGCGCGGATCGCGTCCATCCGGGCGCGGCTGGCCTCCTGGCGCAGGGAGCGCACCAGCTCGTCGCGCTCGTCGCCCTCGATCCCGGCATTGGTGATCGCGGCGAGCGCCCCGTTGCGGGCCCGACGCATGGCTGCGCGCAGGCTCTCGGGGGTGAGCTGCTGCGCGATCTGCTCGCGAAGCTGGTGGATGCTGCCCGGGGTGGTGGTGCCCTGCACGGCGCTGTCGATGACAGCGCGGACCACGTCGTCCGCGTAGTCCGAGCGGAGCTTGTCGGCGTCGGGCGTCGGGTTGGGGTCACGCGGTTCGGCGTCGGGATCGGCGGCCGGGGCGTCCGGCTCGGGGAGCTGGTACAGGGGCTCGCCCGCCGGCAGGGCCCGCTTGAAGCGCATGCCGTCCTCGTCCTCGATCGTCAGGACCCGGATACCGCCGGGGGCGTCCTGGATCTGCACGACCCGGAACGCGGTCATGGTGCTGGAGTCGAACTCGCCCGGCAGCGTGATGGTGTCGCCGACGCCGATGGTGCCGACGGTTCCCGGCTCCGGCCGCCCCACCTCGTCCACGTCGTTGCCGGCCGCGCCGTCGAGGTGGTCGGCGGCACGGAGGGCGGCCCGACCCTCAGGGGTCGAGCTGTCCGCGCCTTCGCGGAGGTCGTCGGCGAGCGCGCTGGCCTGCGCGGGGGTGACCGGCAGGTCGTTGGCGATGCGGGCCGCGGCCTGCTGGGCCTCGGGGGAGTCGGTCGGCGCTTCGCCGCGGTCGGCGATGGCGTCGCGCTCTTCAGGGGAGAGCTCAGGTTCCACCGTGGGTTCGGCAACCGGGTCCACGGAGGGCAGCGGCTCGTGGCTGGTGATCTCCCCGGCGTTGTCGGGAGCGTCGGCGGCGTCGAGCTCGGCAGGCTCGCCCTCATCGGTGAGGAGGCGGGTGTACGTGGCGTTCGGGCCGCCGTCGAGGCTGTGCAGTTCGCCGGTGGTGGTGTCCACGGCGGTGATCCGGGTGTGCGTCTCGGACACCTCCTCCTTGCCGGTCACCTGCGCCGCGGTCATGCCGTCCGGCCCGTCCACGAGGATCGAGTCGCGGCCCGGCGTGAGGTCCGAGGCGGGAACGCGCTCCAGTCGACCGACCTTGGCCTGCTGGGTCGCAGGCTCCTCGACATCTCCGATGACTCGGAGGTCGGCAGCGGGAAGCTCCTCCATGCCCTGCGGGGTGGCGACGGTCGCGGTGTCGCCATCCACGTCCTCGACGGTGCCGAGCATGGCGCCGTTCCGGTCTCCCACCACGCTGCCGGTCCGGACACGGTTGCCGTCCGGCGTCCAGCCGCTGGGGCGCGCAGCGCCGCCGTCGGTGACGGTCAGACTCGTCGGGGCGTGAGTGTCGTCGGAACGGTCATCGCCGAACTGCACCCGGGCGTTGCTCGCGGTCGCGCCCGTGACGACGCCTTCGCGGCCGTCGTCGTCAGTGACAACGGAACCCGGGAACAGGCCGCGGCCGGCGCGGTCGGTGGGAACGCGCCCGGAGATCCTGCCGGTCAGGACATCGGAGTCCGCGCCGGACTGCGGCGCGCCGTCGACCTGGTCCGCGTCGTCCCGGGTTGCTCGCGCCGCAGTGGCGTCCGGCAGCACCCAGACCGAGCCACGCTCGCCGCGGCCGTCGGGGTTCTCAGCGATCACCGCGCGGTACATGCCCTGCACGCGGCGGGCCCGGACGGTCGACACCTCCCTCGGCCCGTCCACCACGTACCCGGCGAGGGTGCGCGGCGTTCCGGTCTTCGTGATGCCCTCGATGCGGACCAGGTCGCCGACGCCGAGGTCACCAACCTTGACCCACTCCGCGGGTCGGCCGCCCACCGGCTCGGGCGCGGCGGGCGTTTCCGGCTCATCGCTGTCGCGTCCGGGCTCGCTCGCCTGACCGTCGCGCGGCCGGCGGGGCGCCGCCGTGCGCTGTCCCTGGCCCGCCAACTCGCCGCTCTGAGTCGGCCGCGCGACGGCACCGGCGTCGGCGGCGGGCGTCGGCCGGTCGGAGGCGGCGTCCGCGGCAGTCCCACCGGACTCGTCGTCCGCCTCGCCGTCGGCGAGGTCCCCCTCGGCCGGCCGCGGCTTCCGGTAGCTGGCATCAGGCGCGGAGACGAATGCCGTGCCGCTGAAGGGCATGGTGGTCCCGTCCGGGCCCGTCCACTCGCCGTCCTCAATCACCAGGCGCCGCCGGGTGTCCGAGCCGAGCGCGGCCACGCCGCCTCGCTGAATCGTCTCCTGGGCGTCCTCGGCCAACCGGCCCCGGATGATGCCCTTCGACTTCGGGTTGCTCGACCGGTCGTCGCCGGGGCTGCTGCCGACGACCAGAACTTCGTCACCGGCCTTGAGAGGGCCGGTGCCGGGACGCACGGCGACGCTGTACCCCTCGGCGTGTGCCTGCTGTTCGGCGTCGCGGCGAAGGCCGATCTCGCGGCCGATCTGTTCAGCGCGCTGCTGGTACCGCCCGGCGTACTGCGGGTAGGGCGGGTGCTCCGCGAGGGCCACGGCCATGGCCTCGGACAGGCTGCGGCCTTCGGTGTCACGGAACTCAGCAGCACGCTGGACCACATCGGGAGCGTCCCAGGGGAACGGATTCCCGTCGGAGTCGCGTACCCCTTCGAGCGCGACCGCGGCGCGCATCGCGGCCTTCTTGGAGCTGAAGCCTTCGCCGCTGCCGTGCTGGCCGAGGCCCTCGTTGATCAGACGCCTCATGCTGCCCGGGGCTCGGACCTGCCATGTGTTCGAGGTCGACTCCGGGTTGTGCAGGACGACGAGTCGCTTCCCGGGCGACAGGAACAGCTTGTCGCTGTTGACGATCTCCTTCCAGGGCTGGCCCATGGCGCGGGCCGCCGCCCACCAGGACGGTTCATCGTGAGGTCCGTACGGGTCGAACCGCAGACCTCGGATGTGCTCACGGAGGGCATCAAGGTTTCGGAACCGGGGCGTGGTCGGGTCGTACCCGTCCTGCGGGGTGTTCGTGGCCAAGGCCCCGCCACCGTGCTCTCCGCCCTCGCCGCCCGCGGACCACTGGTCGAAGTCCCGGCGGCCCGGCGCGTACGTGAAGAACTGCTTCAGGGCGTCGGAGGCGTAGCGCTGCCAGCCGTCGTCCGCGGTCAGGGACGCGTCGCTGAACACCTCCTCGACGGAGATCCCGTCGGCCTCGGCCTCAGGCGACAGCAGAGGCTCATCGCCGAGCACGACCCGGGCGTGGCTGATCCGCTGCCGGAGCCAGAAGGCGTACTTCCGGTGCTGCTCCTCGTCGTCCACGGGACGCAGCCCCTGCGACGCCTCGCCGGAGGCCGTGTCGGCCCTACCGCTCTGGTCGCCCTGGTCACCCGACCCGCTGTCGCCGTCGGCACCGACGGTGGTACCGGCCGAGCCGGCGCGGTCCATACGGTCGGGCTCCCCCGGGTCCGCTGCGCGCTCGTCGCCTGCGTCGGCGCTCCGACCGACACCGGTCTCGGTGGCGTGCTCGTCCGCACTGTCCCTGGAGCCCCGCGGCTCCGAGGGGCGGGAACCATCCTGGTGCTGGTCGATCATCTCCTGCCGCACGCGGGCCAGGGCGTCAGTCAGCGGCCGGCCTTCGGCGTCGCGCCACGCGCGCATCTGCACAGGGTCGAGCACCGGTGCGGCCACGTCGATGCCGTCGCCGTCGGCGGCGAGCATCTGCTCGTAGGCCCCGGCAAGACGACGGGCGCCCTCCCGGCCGCCGATCGCCGCACCGTTGACCTCCCACCCTTCGAGATGCAGGCCACTGGCAGCGTGCCCGAACCTCCACGTCCCGTTGTCGTCGGTGTTGGTCCAGGTCACCAGGCTGCCACCGGGCGACAGCGTGAGGCTGTCGTTACCGGCGAGCCCACGGAGGTACTCGGCGTGACGCTGGGGGTCCGCGCCGCGGGGCGCGGGCGCCTTGCCGGAGCGGTACCGCTCCTTCAGGCCCTTGAGGCGCCCATCGCCGAAGTCTCCGGCACGATCCTCGTCATCGTTCCCACGATCGTCCCGGTCACGCTGGTTGGGCACGTGCGGAACGCCCGGCAGACCGGCACCAGGACCGCCGGACTCAGGCCGTTCCCGCTCCCGATCGCGACGACGACGGCGCCGGCTCCTACGGTCGTCCTCCCGCTCGGACTCCTGCTCGTCCTGGTCCTCGTTGTCGGCATCTTCGCCGACGCCATCCGTCTCGCGGTCACGCCCTTCGTCGTCACCGCCCTCGACGTCAGGGCTGGGCGTGCCGCCGTCGCCGCCGCTACCGCCTGCTTCGTCGGGTGCAGCACCATCACGGTCACTGCGCCGACGACTGCGGTTCCCGCCTTCCGACTGGGCGTCGTCCTGGCTCTGCTCCCCCTCCGGGTCGTGCCCGCTGTCCTCGGGCTCGTCGTCCTGCTCATCCCGGCCGCTTGCCTTGTCGTGCGCGACCACGAGGCCAGCTGTGGCGAGATCCTTGCCGTGCCACACGCGACGCTCCCCGTCGGGGGTGACGCTCACGTACTCCAGCACCCTGTCCTTGTTGGTGTTGTCGATCCGGCCGACCACCACACCGTCGACCCTGACGGTCCACTCCCGGTTCAGGCCCGGCTTGTCGTCGTCGTCAGCGGTCACCTCAGCTCGGGCCACCAGATCCTTCACCCGCTCGGGGCCGCCGAGCTCGTACGCCTGGTCGTCCTTCGGGAGCTCCCAGTTGGTGAAGACGTCCGTACGGGCCCGGTGCTGAGCCCTCTTCCGCACGGCCGGCTCCGGGTTCTCCACGAGCACGACCCACTGGTCCCGCGCCACGGTGTTGCCCCCGCGGTCAGAGTCCAGGGTCACCGAGCGGACTTCCCCTTCGCGGCCGTCGCGGTGGGTGTGGATGACGTACTGCGGCGGCTCCATGCCGTTGAAGACGTCGTCATCCTTCGGGTGGCGCAGCGTGTGGAAGATGTCGCCGTCACGGAGTTCGGAACCGCGCGCCCACCGCATGCCCTTGGGCAGCTCCGCGGTACCGATCTCCATCTCGCCGGTCCCCGTGCGAGCATCAGCGGAGGGGGACATCGGCGCGCCGACGCTCTCCCGCCTGATGTTCGCCCAGTGCATGCCGGCCCAGTTGTTGCTGTCGTCCTGAGTGGCCCAACCGGCGAAGGCGGACCAGTAGCCCGCGGCGTCCGACATGGCGGCGTTGAGGGGACGAATGGCCTCGGGGAACTCGCCGCGGATGCCGTACGTCTTCTGGCCGGGATTGTCGCCGCCGGTCACGCCGACGATGAAGTCCTCGGCCTGCTGCTCGGACAAGCCGTGCTCCGAAGCGCTGGCACGGGCACGGGCGATCTGTGCTCGCACCGCTTCGCGGACCTTCTGCACACGCTCCTCGGCCATCCGGTTCCGCAGCTCGATGGCCCTCTTGCGACCGTTCCGGGTGGCGATGTGGTCCACCAGGACAGGGCGGATGTCCGCGCGCAGCTCCTCACCCATCTGTCGAACGGACGCGCGCAGTTCGTCGGCCATGTCGGAGAGGAACTGGCGGGCCTCCTCCGGCGCCTCTTCCAGCATGCGACGGGCGTTCTCGTCGTACTGGGCCAGGGGTTCGATGTCGGCCATCGTGGAGATCCACTGCCTCACGCCCCAGGGATCGGTTGTGGTGACCCACCCTTCGCTGTGCTCTGCGAGCGCTCGGTCGAGGTACACGTTGCGCACCCCGGCGGGCTGCGGCTCCGCCCACACACCAGCCCATTCACGGATCGCATCGGCACGACCGGCCCGATCGTTGGGGAAGCTCAGCGGCGGCGCCTCGTCCTCACCCGTCGCCTCCGGTCCGGGCGCGGGAACAGCCTCGTTCTGCTCACTGTCGCCGTCTCGATCGGACGACGTTCCGCCGTCGTTCGCCTGCTCGTCGTGGGACGTGACCAGGAAGGCGACGGCCTGGTTCCGGTCGTAGAAGTCGGTCCCATGGCGGCCGTTCGCCGATGCCTGCCAGAAGCCGCCAAACTGGTGGACCTCGCCGGCGTCCTCGCCGTCGACCAAGACACGGAACTCCTCGCCATCAGCCTGGGGCTGCGAGCGGTCGGTCGGTTCCAGCGTGGCGCGGGCCACGAGGGCGTTGATGCGCTCCTCGCCGCCCAGCGACTCGGCGTCGCGGGCTCGTCCTGCCTCACGCTGCTCGCGGTGCTTCTTCAGCTCTTCCAGGTTCTTGCGCACCCAGTGGGGGGTCCGGGCGGTGTCGGGGAGGCTCGGGGCGTCCTCCGCCAGCCACCGCTCCGACTCCGCGATCCACTGGTCGAGCCGGGTCTCGGACACCTCCCGCGGGTGCTGAGGGAAGTGGAAGGAGGGGTTGGGCGTCACATTGAGCAGCGGCGAGTCCTTCGCCACGGCCTGCGCGGCTGCTTCACGCGTGGGGTAGAGCGTGCCGCCGGGCTTGCCGTCCTCTCCGATGACCTGCCACTGCTTCCCATTGGCCTTGATACCGCCAGCCCAGTTGTCGTCCACGTAGACGCCGGCCTCACCGCGGTGGTCGGTGACGCTCCAGCGTGCCCTCAGGTTCGGGTCGAGGTGGGAGGCGAGAGCACGTTCGGCCTGCTCCTGCGGGATCTGGGGGTCGCTGTACTCGGTGCGGAGAGGGGAGCGGTTCCCGCTCTGGTGGGCGTTGGCAATGGCCAGGGCAGCCGCGCGGGTCGGGTTCTCGCGGTGGCCGTAGGCCGAGAACCAGCCGTTGCCGATGCGGCCTCCCCCGGAGGAGATCGCCCCCCAGGCACCATTGGCGCCGTGCAGTCGGCCGATGGGCTCGCCGTCGAGATAGACGACGCGTTCGACCTGGTTGCCTCGGACGTGGAGCTCGCCCACCTCCAAGGGCTTCCCGTCGTGCTCGCCGACCTGCTCGCGCTGCTCTTCAGGGCCCTTCCACCCAAGGGTGTTCGTGTGCTGCTCGTCTTCCTCCTGCTTGTCCGCCGACAGGTCCGGGGAGGGAGCGGGCAGGCGTTCGACCTTCTCGTCCAGAAGGATCGTTACTGCATTGCGCGGCGTGGGCTGCTCGCCCTCCTTGCCGACGTAGAGGCGCCACGCCTTGATGCGCTGCCGGTCCCGGCTGGCCGTGACCTGCTTTGGGGCGGCCAGGAGGAATCCCTCGCGAACGACCGCGTTGCCCGCGGTGTTCTGGGTCTCGACCCGGACGTAGTCGCCCTCCGACACCTGATCGGGGTCGAGCACCTCGGAGTCGTCCACGTCCTCGGGGGCGGACTGGCCACCCTCGGCGCCGTCCGCGGGGTCTTCCGCAGCAGTGGCCGGGGCGGGCGTCGTCGGCGACTCGTCGGCCGGCTCGGGGGTGCCCTCAGGCTCGGATGCCGACCCCGGCTCGGTGGTCTCGTCGTCCTCTGCGCGGGGCTCGTACGGCTTGTCGTACTCGTCCGGCTGTCCCGGCGGCGGGATCGACCCGGCCCGACGTGCTGAGTCGTACTCCTGGAACTCCATCTTCCGGGCGGCGCCAAGCAGGACGCTCCTGTTGCGGCGGCCTTCGGGGGTGCTCTGGTCCATCTCGGCCGCCGCCTCGCGTGCCGCAGCGGCCAGAGCGCCGGCCTGAGCGGAGTACGGGCTGTACCGGCGGTGCCCAGGATTCCAGGGCAGGGTGTCGATCGGCGTGCCGTCGGCGTACTGCCCGGACAGGGTGAGCTTGCCCAGCTCCCGCACCTGTGCCGGGGTGAGCGTCATCTCGGTGATCGCCCGGTCCGGTGTGACCGGGCGCCGGCGCTCCTGCTCGGGCCGACCGTTCTCGTCGTACCGCCCGGTGTACTTCTGCCGGATGAAGTCGAGGCCGTCGCGCACGATGGACGCGGCACGGAGGGGCGCCGCTCCGGCCTGCGCAGCCATCTCCTCGTGCCACTGCATGTCGGCAGGAGCCCCGCCGTCTGCGTCCTGCCCCCACCACCAGCGGCGGCCGTCATCGCCCGTGCGGGCGCGCACCCAGCCGACCGTCCGGCCGTTCTGGTCCACGATGGTGCCGTGGCCGGCCTCCATGTCGAGGTCACGAAGGCGGTGGCCGGTGGACAGCTCGACGCCTTCGGGGGTGGCGGCCTTGGCGATCTGCTCGGCGTTCTCCCGCGCCTTCTCGGCCTCCTGCCCCTGCTCCTTGCCGAAGGGGGTGCCGTCGGGCCGGGTGACGTCCTTGAGGGCGTGCACGCGGGTGCTCTGCTCACCGCGGACGAGGACGGCACCGTCGTCGTTGACGGCCACGACCTCGCCGGGGCCGTCTGGGGTGATGACCTGTTCACCGTCGGCGGGGAAGTCGACGCCCGGCCCGGTGGACTCCTCGGCGGGCTCTTCCTCCGGTTCCTGCTGCTCGCCGTTGTCCGGCTCGGAGTCCTCCGTGTCTTCCGGGACTCCGGCCGGCTCCTCCACAGAGGCGCCGTCGTCAGACCGGTCCTCAGGGGATTCCTCGTTGGCGTCCGGCTCCGGGGAGTCGGACGTCTTGTCACTTTCGGCCGCCTCTTCACCCAGGGCATCGAGTTCCGAACGCACCTGCTCGGCGTCGAGCCGCACCGAGTCGTCCGGCTCCCCGTCCGGGGCGCTCTCACCCGCAGATGCCCCGGTGTCTGCCTCGGTGCTGTCCTCTTCGCGCTGCTCCTGGCCGTCGTCGTCCTCGGCCGGGGATGCCTCGCGCAGCGAGCCCAGCTCGTTGCGGACCTCCTCGGGGTCGAGGGTGGTCTCGCCGCGCTCCTCCCGGGCACGCTGCGCCTTCTCGCGCTTCTCCCGTTCCTTGGCAGCCTTCTTCGCCTCGGCGTCCGGCCAGACGATGCGGGGGCGCCCCTTCTCGTCGGTGCTGATGGACGGAGCGGCCGGGGTACGGGGCAGGAGGTCGGTGTCCTGGGCGGCGGCCGGGTCGTCCACGTCAGCGGAGTCCTCGCCCGCGGCGAGGCGGGCCTCACGGAGCTGGTGCTCAAGGGCCTCCAGGCGGGCGTGCTTCTCCCGCTGGGCATCCGGGCTGCTGGTCTCGCGGCTCTGCTCCTTGATCAGCGCGCCGACCAGCTTCGCACGGCGCTCCGCGGCCTCCAGCTCGGCGCCCTGCTCGAAGGGCCGGTCGACGCGCTCGCGCGCGGTGTCGGCCGCCCGCTCCTCCTGCCGCAGGCGGCTCTCGGCGCGGACGATCATCTTGTCGACGTCGGCGAGGGAGTCCTCCAGCCGGGTGATCGGCAGGGTGGAGTCCTTCTTGATGTCCTCTTCGGTGTACGAGTGCCGGCTCCGAGGGATGTCCGGGATGCTGATGTCGACCAGGTGGACGCGCCCGAAGTCGCCCCAGGCGGTGCGGTACTGAGCGGTGACCTCGATGTTGCCGACCCTGCCGATGACGACCTTCGGGTGGCCGCCGGCCCGGTACGGGTTCTGCTGACCCTGGCGCAGGACGGCCTGGGCGGCGGTCGACAGCGCCTTCGCGGCCTCGGCGCGCTTGGTGAAGTCGTTGTTGCCGATCGTGGCGTTGAAGTCGTCGCCGCGGGTGTTCTTCCTGCGCCCGATGACGTCCTGGAGCTGGGCGACGAGCTTGTCGGTCTCCTGCCTCATCCTCTCGGCGGAGAGGATCGTGGACTTGTAGCCCTCGATGGTGCGCTGGTGGCCCTTGAGCTTTCGCTTGAGGACTGCGAGGGACGCCTTCACGTTGGCCTGCTCCAGCAGGTACGGGTTGCCCGTGGAGATGGCGGTGACCTGCTCGGCGTTGAACACGCCGTCGGGGATGTCCTCGACGGTCCGGTCGGTGAGGTTGCCCTTCATGATCTGCCGGATGAACTTGGCCTTCCGGGCCACGGTCTGCCACGAGAAGCCGTCGAAGGACTGCTCGGTGACGTACTGGAAGATCGCGACCTCGGGGTTGAAGTTGCCCTGGCGGATGATGCGGCCGTTGCGCTGCTCCAGGTCGGCCGGCCGCCACGGGCAGTCGAGGTGGTGCAGCGCGGTCGCCCGCAGCTGCACGTTGGTACCGGTGCCCATCTTGCTCGTGGAGCCGAGGAGCACAGCGATCTTGCCGGTACGGGCATCGTTGAAGAGGCGGGCCTTCTCGGCGTCGTTCTTCGCCTCGTGGATGAAACGAATCTTCTCGGCCGGCACGCCGCGCTCGATCAGGAGATCTTTCAGCTCCTGGTAGGCCGGGAAGCGCGAGGCGGACAGCTCCTCGACGCTGGTCGGGCCGGTGTCCCCCTTCTTGCCCTTCTTCTTGCCCGGGTCCTGGGGGGTGCCCATGTCCAGGAACACGATCTGAAGGCCGCCAGGAGTGTCGTGCGGCGTCGGGTTGTTCTTCGATGTCGGGTAGACCGCGTCCTTGGTCTCCTCGTAGATCCGGGCGATGTTGTCCGCGGCCTTGGGCAGCTTGTTGCCCTGCTCGTCCAGGCCGACCATCCGCGGGTCGAGGCTGACCTTCCGCCCGTCCGAAGAGATCTTGAGCATGTTGTCTTCGGTGGGCTCGACCTCACCGCGCTTGACCGCGCGGGCACGGGCCGCGAGCTCCCGCTGGTACGCGAGCATCTGCTCCGTCGGCTCGACGGAGACGGTGATGGCCTTGCCGCTGGCGACGTCTGGGGTGTCGAGGTACTCCGCCAGGTCCTCCGACGTCTTCACGTCGGCGACGGTCCGCCAGATCCGCAGGAGCTCCGGCATGTTCCGGAAGGCCGCGAAGCGGCTGACCTCCTTGAAGCCGGAGCCGTCGGCCGCCAGCTCGATCCCGTTGACGATCTTGCCGTAGGTCGACGCGAACTCGTCAAAGTTCAGGACCCTGGCGGCCTCCAGCAGGTCGGGCCGCAGGTAGCGCAGCATGGTGTGCGCCTCGGTGACGCTGTTGGAGATGGGCGTGGCGGTGGCGAAGGTGACGACGCGGCCGGACTTGGTGTTCTTCCGGAGGTACTCCAGCTTCATGTCGAGGTCGGAGGCCCGGTTCGAGCCCTCGATCGCGGCGCCGGGGATGCCGGAGTTCGTGGCCAGGTTCTTGTAGTGGTGGGCCTCGTCAACGACCACGTAGTCGATGCCGGTGTCCTCGAAGTACAGGCCGGCCATGTCCTTGGAGGACTCGACCTTGGCCGTGATCTTCGCTTCCAGCTTCTTCAGCCGGTTCTGGATCTCCTTGACCATCCGGGAGTCGCGGCGCTTGCTGGGGTCCTCCAGCGCGTCCTGCTCCTTCTGGCGGCGAAGGGCCTCTTCGAGGTGCTTCTTCTCCCGCTTGATGTATTCGAGCTGGACCTCCGGCCGCATCGGGATCGACTCGAAGGCGTTCTGGGTGAGGATCACCGCGTCGTAGTCGCCGGTGGCGACCCGGGCGATGAACTCTCTGCGCTTGCGGCCCTGGAGGTCTTCGCTGGACGCGGCGAGGATGCGGCCGTTGGCGGCCGACTCCGGGTACAGCTCCGCGAACTCGTCGTGGAACTGCTGGAGCATGTGGTTCGGGACCACCATGGCGGCCTTGTTGATGAGGCCGAGGCGGCGCAGCTCCATCACGCCCATGGTCATCTCGGCCGTCTTGCCGGCGCCGACCTCGTGCGCGAGGAGCACGGCCGGCTCGTTGACCATGCGGGCGACGGCCGCGTGCTGGTGTGCGTGGGGCTTGAACCACTCGGCGAGGCCGGGCATGGTCCGGCGCTGGCCGTCGTACGAGCGCAGCGCCAGGTTGTTGTGAGTGTCGTTGTAGAGCTTCTTGATCCGCTCGGCCCGCTCCGGGCTGGCCCACAGCCAGTCCTGGAACTCCTCGCGCATCTCCTCGGCCTTGGTCTGCGCCGCCGCGGTGGCTTCCTCGTCCACGTACGTCTTGCCGTCGTCGCCCTGGTAGGTGACGCGGATACGGCCGTTGGTGAGGATCGTCTCGGCGAGCTTGATGGCGTTGAAGTCGCCGGTGCCCCAGACGTCGGTGGCCGCCGAGCTGCGCTTGACGCCGTCGGGGGCGTCGACCTTCCACAGGGAGCCGCCCTGGTAGCTGACGCGGACCGCGTTGGAGTTCAGCCGCTCCCGGAGGAAGGACTGGACGGTCTCGCCGCCGAGCCAGGCGGCACCCATGGGCGCGTCGATCTCGCCGGGGGAGATGTCCGGCGGGAGGACGGCTTCGAGCTGCTTGACGTTGATGTCGTAGCGGGCGTCCTCGCCGGCAAGGGCCTGGGCTTCCTCCAGCTTCTGGCGCACGTTGCCGCTGAGGTAGTCGGCGGCTGGGATGAGGTCGCCGCCGTTGTGCGGTTCGAAGACGAGCGGGTACTCGTGGCCGGTCTCCGGGTGGACGGAGCGGGCGGCGAGCAGCCGCTCACGGGCGACCTGCGGGGAGACGCCCATGACCTTCGACAGGGTCTCGGTGTCGAGGGTGCCGCGCTGCTCCATGACGATCGCCATGGCGTCTTCGGGGTTGCTGGCCCGGTCGGCGATGGTGCGGTGCCGGGACTGACGCTTGGCGAAGATCGCGGCCGGCGTGCTGGTGCCGGTGTGGTCGTCGTAGGAGTCCAGGGACAGGACGACGGCCATCGTCGGGTCCTTGGTGAGCAGGCTGCCCATCGGGGGCCGCTTGCGGTACGCCTTCTCGACTTCCTTGCCGGTCGTGGGGTCGGTGCCCTTGCGGGTGGCCCAGTCGAAGCGGTTCAGGGAGCCGAACTTCGCGTGGTACTTCTCGTAGCGGGCCTTCAGGTCCCCGCGAAGGGTCTCGATGAGCGCGTCGTCGGCGTCCGCGCGGGACTCTTCGGCGACCAGGGCCTTCATGGCGTCGCGCAGGCCGAGGAGCTGGGTGGCTTCCTCGACCTGGGTACGCGGCACCTCGAAGGGCACGACCATGCCGTCGCGGACCTGGGTGAAGGTGCCGTCGGGGGAGACCTGCACGTGTCCGTCGGTGCGGGTGGAGCCCTCGGGCAGCATCTCGACCTTGCGCCGCTCCCCGGTGTCGGGGGTGTAGGACAGACCGGAGTCCTTCGCGCGGGCCACGACCCTCTCCAGTGCACCGGCGAGGGAGTCCTCCAGCGGTCCGTCCCCGTCCACGCGGAGCTCACCAGGGCCGTACATGCCGTGGCCGACGGCCATCTCGCCAAGGACGTTGCGGGGGTTGTCGAGGAAGTACGGGTTGACGTGGACCTTCGGCATGGTCCGCGGGTCGGTGTCCTCGTCTACCTCCTGGCCAGGCAGGTCCTCGACGCGCACGGAGTGGACCCACATCGGCGGGTCGTCCTTCTTGCGCTGGTCGGCCGTCTTGATCGCGCCGCTGCGCTGCCGGCCGGAGGTGAAGTCCTTGTCCCGTTCCCGGCGGCGGAAGATCAGCAGGTCGGTGACCACGTCGGTGCCCGCGGTGCGGCGGTGCGCGCCGGTGGGCAGGCGGATGGCGCCCACGAGGTCGGCCTTACGCGCCATCTCCATGCGGGCGTCCTCGCCGCGCGGGGTGGCGTTGTCCATCGTGTAGCGGGAGGTGACGACGGCGACCAGGCCGCCGGGACGGGTCAGATCCAGGGACTTCAGGATGAAGTGGTTGTGGATGTTGTGGCCGCCCTTGTTGTGCCGCAGATCCACGACCTGGTAGTCGCCGAACGGCACGTTCCCGACGGTCATGTCGAAGGTGCCGTCCGCGGCTCGGGTCCGCTCGAAGCCCTCGTTGCGGATGTCGGCGTTCGGGTACAGGGCCTTGGAGATGCCCGCGGTGATCGGGTCCAGCTCGACGCCCGTCAGGTGTGCGTCGGCGGGGGCGTGGCCGATGAAGTTGCCGGAGCCGCTGCCGGGCTCCAGGACGTTGCCGCCGTCGAAGCCAAGCTCGCGTACGGCCTTCCACACCTGCTGCGCGATGGCGGGGTCGGTGTAGTGGGCGTTGAGGGTGTTCTCCTTGGCGGCGTCCCACTCGGACTCGCTCAGGAGCTCCCGAAGCCGGTCCTGGAGCGGCTTGAACTCCGGCTTCGGGTCGTCAACGAAGACCTGCGGGGTCGCGCCCCAGCCGGACCACCGCGCCAGGGTGTCCTGTTCGGCGGCGGTGGCCGGCCGGTTCTCGTCCTCCAGGCGCCGCAGCACCTCGATGGCGGCGATGTTCGCCTTGACGCGGGGCAGGACCCCGTTCGGGACGAGGCTGCGGCCGTCCTCCGGCGGCTGGTACTGCGGGGCGCGCTGCTCCTCCTCGCGGGAGCCAAACGCTACGCGGCTGCGATCGGCGGCAGGCTGACCCTCGGCATCTCCAGATCCTCGGTGCCCGTCTCCTTCTCCAGGCTGTACACCATCTCGTGCAGGGCCTTCTCCCGCGCCCGCATCGTCGCCATGTTCACGTTCCCGATCGCGTCCCGGAAGTCCGCTCCCGGCTCCGTCTTCTCCCGGAAGTCCTCCCTGTAGTCCGCGATCAGCTCCTCGATCTCCGCGCTGATCTGCGCGAAGAACGTCGCCGGCGGGGTCGTCTCCGCCAGCGCGGCCAGGGCCTCCGGCCGGTACGTCTCCCAGTACGCCTTCACCAGCGCCGTGTACGCGCTCACCCTGCTCCTCCTGCTCGTTGCGCTGCTGGCCAGCGGCCTGCTGCGGGGTCACATCATCGCCCGGCACCGTCGTGTCGGGAGTCTCGGGTACGCCCTGGTGCTGCTCGTCCTCCCGGGAGGGGGAGGGGCGCCGGCCGAGGCGGGCGGCCGGGCTGTCGCTGACGCCGCGCTGCCGGTCGAATTCGCCCGCGATCTGCCAGATGGCCGCGCCGGACCGCTGCCCGTCCTTGTCGCGGAACTGGATCAGGCCGCGGTTCAGCCGCGGGGCGCCCCAGTCGACCGTACGACCGTCCTGGTCGCGCAGGTTGCTGCCGAGGTGGAGAGCGAAGCGGTTGGCGGTCTCGCGGTCCTCGAACTCGCCGTACCGGTGATTGTCGCCTTCTTCGTTGCCGAGCCCGACGAGCGGGCGCGCGGTGCCCACGGCGCGGAGCTGGAAGCGGGAGCGGCCGTCGCGGCGATCCTCCACGATGGCGAAGCCGCGGTGGTCGGCCAGGTGCAGGACGACGTTCGGGTCGTTGGCGAGTTCGCGCATGCTGTCGCGCTGCGCTGCGGGGGTCTCGTCGCTGCCGCCGCGCTTCCAGAACTCGCGCAGCTCGGCGTCGTTGCGGGGACGGCCGCGCTCGTCGCCGGTCGGCTGCTGCGGACCGACGTGGCCGACCGCGACGTTCGCCGCGGGCACGCCGGTACGGTCGGCGACCTGCTGAGCAGCCTGCTGTTCCGGGGAGGCAGGGGCGGCCGGCTTCGTCCGGGCGGTGGCACCTTCGCGCTTCTTCGCGGCGCGCCGGGCGAATGCCTGCCGGGACTCCTCGGCGAGGCGGGCACCCATGGCCCGGCCCTCGGGAGTCGCGAGGCGGCCGAAGGAGTCGGGGTCGTTCCAGTCGATCGGCTCACCGTCGAGCTCGGCGTTCTCCAGGCGGTTGGCGAAGTCGAGCGCTTCCGCCTTGCGCTCCGGCAGGGAGAGCCGCACACCGGTCTCGGTGTGCATGATGCCCCAGCCGGTGTACTCCTGGCCGTTCCGCCTGACCTTCATCTGGCCGATGACGAAGTGGCCGTTGCGGGAGAGCTGCGGCTTCTCCAGCTGGTCCAGCAGTCCGGCCATGAACTGGTTGTGGCTCTCCTGCGCCTTCCGGTCCTCGGTGAAGGGGCGGAGTTTGCCGCTGGCCCAGTGCGCGCGGACGTCCTCCAGGGTCTTGAAGCGGCGCTTCGGGTCGCGGCGGGCACGCTTCTGCGCGGGCTGCGGCTCTTCGTCCGGCTCGTCGTCGTCCGGCTCCGGTCCGGCGCCGAGGTCTTCGCCGTCGACGTCCTGCCCGATGTCGTTGCCCTCGTCGTCCTGGCCGTGGGGGTCGTCGGGGGTGTCGCCCTGGTCGCCGCCGTCTTCCGCGTCCTGGCCGGTGCCCCGCCGGCCGTCGGCGCCGCGGCGTTCGTCCTCGTCCCGGACCTTCTTCTTGCTCTTCGTCGGCGCGGTGCCGTCAGGACGGGCCACCATCGTCAGCCGGGAGGCGTGGACGGTGGACCGCTCATGGGTCGTGAGGTTCTCCACGAGCACGTTCCGGCCGCCCAGTGCCCGCAGGACGCGGGCCGTGCCACCGCCCCAGAGACGGGCGATGCCGCCCGTCTCGATGAACCTGCCCTTCGAGTCGCGGGGATGCAGATCGGCGTTCCACGGGCGGCGAGCACGCTTGGCTTCGAGGCGGGCGGCGATACGGGCGGCGGCGTTCGTGATCTGCATGCGGCGGACCATGCACACCCGAACGGGTTAACGTCGCGGGCTGAAAAGCGGGGCGGCGCCTACATCGTCTCGGTGAGGATGTGCAGCAGAAACCAGACGGTGCCGCCCGCGAGCGCGACGGTGAACACGGCGCGGCCCGCCTTCGAGGTCCGGGTCCGGAACAGCTTGCGGGTGTTCTCGCTGAGGGTGTCGTCGTCCCGCTGGTTCAGCAGGGTGACCGCCTCGTACAGGAGGAAGAAGCCGACCCAGGCGCCCCAGAGGATCGCGCTGGTGCGGGCTCGGATGAAGTGGGCGACACGTCTCACGGGGTCTCCTTGATGGTGGGTGGGACGGGGCGGGGGCCGTGCCCGTCGTACGCGACGGCGTGCCCGGCCTCGATGAGTGCGGCGTTGAGGCTCTGGCCGCGGGCGGGGGTGAGCGTGGCCAGGTAGCGGCCGTACTTCTCCTTGCTGTGGGTCTCGACGGTGAAGTCGGGCCCGTTCGTGTCGATCCAGCCCTGGGCCCAGGCCGCCGCTTCCTTGCCGGCGGCGGTGCTCTTCTCGGCCGTGTTGATGCCGTGGAGGCGGACCCTCTGGATCAGGTGGATGCCGAACCCGAGGTCGACGTCCAGGTCGAGGGTGTCGCCGTCGATGGTCCGCATCACGGTCGCGCTGTAGGTGAAGGTCACAGCTCACCGCCGTCGGGCCGGTAGCGCAGGCGGCAGCGGCAGTTGATGGTCAGGTGGAGCGGCGCCAGTTGGTCCCCGGGCCAGCGCATGGCGTAGCCGTCCACGGTGAAGGGGTCGCCTACCGGCAAGGTTGTGCCGTCCACGGCGGAGTGGGCGGCACGGACCCGGTCGTCGCGGCGGGTCACCCAGGTCCTCACGATGGCGGGCCCGAGGGACGTCGCGGTCGCGTCGGCCGCCCCGTTGACGGTGGCCACGGCCGCGCTCTCGGCGATGGAGGCCGCGGTGCGCGGCGCCATGTCGGTGAACGCGGTCCGGACGAGGGCGACGAGGTCTTCCACGTCGTCGGTGGACTCCTGGGCCTGGTTCAGGAGGGTGGCCAGGGTGTCCAGGAAGGCGTGGGCCGTCTGCTCGGCGGCGGCCACGGCATCCAGCACCAGGGCGACGATGGGGCCGGATGCCTGGAGCGGAGGTTCGGGCGCACCGAAGGCGGCGGCCGTCCGCTCTGCTGTCGTACGGGCGACTCCGGCCAGGACCCGGGCGACCGTGCTGTCGATCTCCTCCAGCCAGCGATCCGTCCCGATGACTCGGGCGATGTCCAGCGGGCCGGCGCCGCCCCGGGTGTCGCTCGCGCCGTCGGCCTTCCAGAACTTGGTGCCCTTGCGGGACTTCGGCGACCGGAGCCGAGCGAGGATGACGCCCTCCTGCCGGTCGAACAGCGGGGCCAGGGCGGCGGCCACTGCTTCCTGACCTCGGTCGAAGTCTTGCTCGGTGACCTCGAACGAGGTCCCGGGAAGGGCCTTCACCTCTACGCCGAGGGCCTGCGCCACGGCCGCCGCAGCGTCTCCGGGGACCTGATCCTCGGTCTCGCGCGCGGCTTGGACTGCTGCGGTAGCCGCTCCCGCCTGGCCTTCGGCCGATGCGCCGGAGCGGGCGGCGCCGACGGCCGCCGCGGCGGCCCCGGGGCCCCCGGCCGCCTGCCCGGACTCGGCACGCGCCTGCGCGACCGCTGCCGCCGCATCCCCGGAGGCGTCGGTGGCCGGCGGCAGCGGGGCGTTCGGGTCGGCGGGAGCCTGGCCGGGCGGCAGTTGGCCGGGGCCACCTGCTCCGGCGATGCCCAGGGCGGCTGCGTCTTCCGGGCGTGCGGGCACCGGGGCCTTCTGCGGGGAGATCCACAGTGCCCTGGTGTGAGCGTTGTCGAAGGCAGGGAGTCCGGCTCGCCGACGGTACTCGTCGGCGGAGATCAGGCCCGCGTTCCACTCTTCGCGGGCCTCCGCGCGGCGCTTCCGGCGGGGGAGCTCCAGGGCCTCGACGGTGCTGGTGTCGAACCGGATGGCCCTGTCCAGTCCGCCGAGGTCCGAGGCGAAGGCGTTACTGATCAGCTCCAGGTGGGGCAGCTCGGTGTGAACCCAGAAGCCGTACTCCTCCTGCTCCGCGTTGTCGAAGGTCCGGCCGGCCGCGTTGCCGGTGACGGACTCGGGCACACCGAACGCACCGAGGATCTCGATCTTCGCGTTCTGCGCGGCGGCCTCGTAGGCCATCTCGCGAGGCCGGGCCGCCAAGTCGACGTAGTTCATGCCGCCGGGGCCGGAGCCGACCACAGATACGTGGCCCGCGAACTCGGAGCCGGGCAGGAACCGCGCCTCCAGGCGGTCCATTTCCTTGTCGCTGAGGGAGGAGGTGTCGACCGCGACGATGCCGCCAGGTCGCGCGTCGTTCTTGATGAACGCGACGTTGTACAGCCGCGAGAGGTGGTCGAGTTCGACGCTGATGCCGGCGGCTTCCAGCGGTGTGACGCCGGAGAAGGGGTCGGTCGGATGCGGGTCTCGAATCCAACGGACCCGCTCGGGGTCGAGTTCGCGGACCTCTCCGTGGAGGGTGGTGAACTCGTAGTGGGCGATGTACTCGCCGCGGGGGTCCGGGACCGGCATGACGCGGTCAGGCGGCAGCAGGTCGAGACGGGTGATCGTGCCCCGGTTGGAGCGGGTGACCTCCACGAACGCGCCGCGCTTCGACAGCAGGATCTGGGCACTCAGCCGCTTGCGGAACTGGGCGCCGGTCTCGACCGGGTTGGCGCGGCCGTTGAGCACGCGCAACAGCGGGTGGTCCTCGATGACCTGCTCGAACTCGCCGTCCTCGGTGAGTCCGACACCGACCTCCAGGGGCAGGCGGGAAGCGTGCTTGCCCATGGTGTCGATGGCCTTGTACACCCAGACGACTCGCTCGTACCCCTCGGTCACGACTCGCCCGACGTCCCACCCGTCCGCCCGGCCCTCGGTGCTCCAGATGTTCGACGTGCCCGCGTAGGAGGTGGAGGTGTAGCCGCCGGTCCACGTGATCTGTTTGGCCTCGGTGTCTTGGCGCGTGGAGGTCACCAGGGAGCGGAGTGCGGGGAGCCAGCGTCGGCGGGCCATGTCACGCCTCCTCGCTGCTCAGGAACACCCCGAGGGCGAGCAGCAGGCCGAACAGGAGGGACCAGGGCGCGAGGTAGAAGGCGATGCCCACGAAGATCCACAGCCCGACGGTCAGGGCGCAGTACCCGCCGACAAGGCGGACCGCGGGGTGTAGACGCGGGGAGATGTAGAGGACACCACCGCCGCCGACCGTGAGGAGCAGGCCGGCCAGGGCAAGGGCGGCCAACGGAGCGGAGGCGTACAGGGCTCCGAGCAGGCCAACCGTCCCGGTACTGACCAGGAGAAGGCCGAGGAGGTCGCGGACGACGCGACGCTTGGGCGCTCGGTGGCCGGGGTGCGGGGACTGCGTTGGAGGATTCACGCGGCGGACCGTACGAACCGGCCGCGCTTACGTCTCGGCCTGCTTGCGGCCTACCGGGGCGGTCGGGACACCCCGGTCACGTAGGCGCTGATTCCGCGGCGCTGGATCTGCCCACCGGGGATGAGACGGGCGTTGGACGGCATCTCGGGGATCTTCCGCTTGGCGCGCACCGTCTGGTCTCCGCCGATCAGGTGCCGGTTGTCGACCTGGGCCTCGCAGTCGATGTCCGCCACGTCCTCAAAGGGGCGTCGGCAGTTGCGGCAGTAGACCTCAAGGGCGTCGATCCGGGTGCCCTCCACCGTGGTGAAGCTGCCGCGGAAGTCCGCGAGCTTCGCCACCCGCTCCTCGACCTTGATCTCGGCGGCGACGATCCACACGTGGGCGAGCGACTGCTCGGGCTCTTCTTCGGTCGCGGTGGCGGGCGGGGCGGCGTCCAGGGGTTCGGCGAAGAGGTCAGCGAAAGCCTCGAAGGAGAGCTGGTCGCTGGCTACGGCGGTCGGCACAGGCGATTCCTCCATGGGCGGGACGGCAGATCGTGGCCGGAGCTTCAGCACCGGGCCGCCTGTATGGACGGAGTGGCGGCCTCAGGCGTTACACCTTCCGCACGGCTTGCGTCCCGGGAACGCCGACGGTCACCTTCCGGAGCGGGAGATCAGGCGAGCGCGAGACTGCTGCGGATGACCCGGTCGCTGATCTCAACTGCGCCGAGGAGGTCCCGGTGCAGGGCCGCCGGGAGTTCGCCGGAGCCCAGGCCACACGCCTCCACCAGGTCTCGGCAGCTCTCTATCTCCCGGTCGGTGGCCAGGGCGCTGAAGGCGGCGTCGCGATGGGCTTCCCGGGCTGCTGCGCCGTCGAGGGCTCTGGTGATGCGTCGGTGTAGCGCGTGCACGAGGTGCTCGCTGGCCGGGCCGGGGCCGAGGGTGTTGAGGGCGGCGAGCCCGAGTCGGATGCCGAAGAGCACCGTGCCCGGCTCGCTGGGGGCTGAAAGGACGGTATCCACGAGGTCGTTCTCCTGGGTCTGGTCCAGGCCGATGGTGGCCCGGAGGCACAGGGCGCGGAGGCAGGCGGTGACGGCTTGTTCCCAGGGGTCGCCGGGTTCGGTTTGGGCGATGAGTTCGGCGGCGGTGGCGGTCTCGCCGTTGGTGAGCGAGGCGATGACGGCAATCTGGCGGCCGTCGAGCATCCGGCGGCCGATGCCGTGGTGTTCCTGAACGTGGTCGAGGGCGTCCTTCCACCGGCCGGCTGCGGTGAGGGCGCGGGAGCCGTCGGCGAGAAGGACGCGCCACAGCCACGCTCGCACCTCCTTTCGGGCGGTGGCGTCCTGGACGAGGTTGGCGGGGACGATCACGCCCGCGGAGCCGAGGGCGGTGCTGCTGGAGACCGCGTTGAACAGGCCCAGGAGAAGGTCGAGGCCGATGTCCCCCTGCTGGGCGCGAAGCTCCAGGCGGGCCAGGTTCACGACCGGCTCCAGGGCCCGGATCGCGGTCTCGGCGTTGAGAGGGGCAGCGTGCAGGTAGGCGTGCGCGTGCTGGTGGCACAGCTCGGAGGCGAGCTGGGGGAGGCCCAGGTCGGAGGCGAGGAGGGCGGCCTGGTTGTAGACGGCCGAGGCGGTGACGGGGTTGTCGGTCTCCGCCGCACCCTGCGCCATGGCGGTCAGGTTGTGGACACGCTGGGGGAGTAG